GATGTCCGGGCGAATGACGATGTGTCCCACCTTTGCCCAATCGCGCAAGAAGGGGGAGTGGGTCATCTCCTTCAGTTGATTCTTGCGGGTATGGTTGATCACCAACATCGTTTCCGTCTCGGCAAACCGCAGACACGGTTTCCATTTGCCCGTTGCTTCACCTTTTTCCGGGTCAAACACCCATTCCGTACTGGCCCCGGTTACATTCAGTACACGGCCGTCCGCGCCCCGCTCTTTCAGCCACACCTGCAAATCCTGCATACTGAAATAGTTGGCCGGGTCTACATCATCAAAGGTCAAGTTTGGGTTATGCCAATCAAACAGGGGTGTTTTTGCCTCTTTGGGTACAGGGTTGATTGGGCTAAAGTCAACGACGGTTACGGCCGTCTCCGCTCTTTTGGTTACATCTTTACCCATTAGATTGTCCTCCATCGGGTTCGGGGTGACGGCCGTCCAGCCGTCACCCATTTGTAAACTTGATTAAGCCAATTCTGGCGTGGTGCATAGGGCAAATTGAAAGGCCAGAATGTGCTTGCAATAAGGCTGTTCACTGCCTTCGGTGTAGACGGCCGTGCCACCCGCGAAGTCCTCGCAATCACAGGCAATCAGCCCATCGCTGGCTTGCAGGACATAATCGCCATAAGCCGAAGATTGGCTGGCAACGGTGGCAACGGCCGTACCTGACACATTCAGATTTACCCCGCCTTCTAGCACGATCTGACAAGCCCGCCAGACGCGGGAAGCAATCGCCGGGTTGTCTATCACCATCTTCGCTGCCAGTTCGTACAGAGCGGGATTTTGCGCCTCTACGCCAGCCCGGAAAGCGGCTTGACGGCCGTCCACGCCGGGCGAAAAGGTCAACAGACGGCCGTCACAATCCACTTCATAACGGCGTTCGGAACGGTTGTAGGTTACATTGGTCAACATGGGTTTATCCTTTTGCGGCGGTGGCACAGTTCGCAGAAAATCCCGCGCCGGTTGCCACCCCTCACCGCGTATCTCACCATCGGAACTAACATCTAATGTGCCGGGCGCAATCTCCATTGCTGCCAACAGCACAGCACAAACAATCAGGTCATAAGGCTTGCGGGCGGTTTTACAAAACTGAAAACCGTAACCGCGCCGGGCTAAACAAAACGTTTCGTGGGCTAAATCACCATCGCCGTTAAAAGAGATGACACGGCCGTTTATTTCCGGTTCACCCTCACCATCCCACCCACGAATAGCCAGGGGGTACTCCGAAAAACACCCGCCCGCGCTGGTGCTATGGGGTGGCAGGTTTGCCAGCAGCCATCGGGTAATGGCCGTCAATTCAGCCCATTCATGTGGGGCAAAATCACGCTGTTGGGGGTAGTAGTGTGTGTATCCCATTAGGAAATCTCCATAGCCAATTCCACTGCCAACGCCCGCAAGTGAGGATAGGTGGGTTTGCCGTCCAGAGTGATGGGTGTAAAGCACCAATTCCCATCACTGAACACATAGACAAAGCGGACGGAAACACTATCTGCCCAGGCAAACAAATCTTGCAATGTCATCACCTTTTCCGCCTTATGGTTTGTGTCGCCCCGATCCCGGCGGTAAAAGGTGCATTGGTTTGTGTCGTAACGGGCATCAAATGAATGTCTTTCGCCAATGACTTCCCCTAAGATGCTCATGTCGCCCTGGTCTAATAGGGCGTTGACCATTTCGGCCGTCCGGTAATGTTGGATGAGGGTTAAGCCGTTCATCGTTGGGTAGCCATCGGAGTGGGCATAAATCGCCTGGAAACGGCCATCTTCTGTTTTCATGGCAATCAAGCTGTGAGTAGACATAGTTCTCTCCAATGTGATAAGGCGGCGGCTAATAAGCCGCCGCCTTACCACTTAAAACATGTGTACTCCCATGCGCTGTTGAATTTGTGCGTCACTCATATCGCCAAACTCCACTTCCATCGTGGCAACCCATTGATCAAAAGCAGGATCAGGAATGTGGGGCGGCGTAGGCGTGGGGAAAACGGACAAGTCAACGCCGTTATGTGTACCGTATACCTGCCCAAAAATCGCCACGAACTCAGGCCAGGGCAGCATGGGTACGCCAATGAGGATTTTTTCGACGTACACGCGCCGGGCGGCGGTAGCCATTTCCTCATAGACCATCTCCGCGTAAACGTCATCAAAATGTTTGACAGTGGGGGACAGTTCGGTTAAGATGTTCACCATAAACTCCTTATAGTTTTTGAATCACCACCCGTTCAGTTTCTCAGGCTTGCGGGTGGTTTTTCTTTGTTTTGAATTAGTAGAATTATATCATACTTAATTCCCTGTGTAAAACGCCCCCTCCTTATGGCGGATCGGCCGTCCCCCTGAATTGCGCCCTGTTGCCCTAAATTTGCCCGTAACCAATCTCAGGTCAAATTTGACAAGGGCTAGGCTTTTAGGTGGGGTTTTGGCGATTGTAGCGGGCGATTTTGGGCAGAAACAGGCAACAAAAAAGCCGCCCGGAAAGGCGGCTTTGGGAGGAGGCGAACGGCCGTCACAACCCATCATACGCAGTGACGGCCGTCTCGCCATGCACATCCAGCACCCAATCCATCATCTGCCCGGCCACCCATTCGGGCAACGGCCGTGTCACCACCTTCTCCATCTCCCCATACGCCGCCTCAAATTGCGCCCGCAAGCGGCTGACAATGCGCCTCTGCCGCACCAGGTCAGCGTAGGCTGCCCCACGTGTGTCGCTGTAATTTTCCAGGCAACCCGCCAGATGTTGCTCCAACCAGCGCAGATAGTTCAACTGCTGGCTGAAGGTCTGGTACACGGCCGCCGTCTGGTAAGGCACACCGGAGACTTCGGCAAATTCCTGGACGCGACGGATGACCATATCCACACCTTCGTTGATTTCGGTTGCTCTTACGAGTAGTTCGTTCACCGCCGTCCTCCCACACGCTGAACATCTTGCGCCTGTGAGACCTTCCCCTTGTCCACCACCTCAAAGCGCACCTTGTCGCCTTCCTGCAAATCGCGGAAGCCCTCGCCCTCAATGGCCGAGTAGTGGACGAAGACATCGGCCGTGTGATCATCGGGCGCAATGAAACCCCAATCGCGCATGGTGTTAAAGAATTTCACAACGCCTGTTTTCACGATACTGCTACCTCCAGCTTGTGGATGATGGGCTGAACGGCCGTCATCTCCACCGCATCTACTTCCTCCTTCGCCGCCCGCGCCCAAACCAACAGTTGCAGATTAACCGGCATGGCGACCCGGCGAAGCTGGAAGTAATCGGCAGTCACGCTCACCAGTTCGGCGGCCGTCCGGCTTTCGTCGGCCACATCGTTCATAAAGCTGGTGACGAATTGGTAAACGGCCGTATTGATAAACTGAGTAACGGCCGTCCAGTCAACCATCACACCAGACTGGTACGCGCCATCGGCATGGAGGCTGACGGCCACCAGCAGGCCACCCTTTGCCCCACCAGACACGTGGACGGAAATTCGCCCAGCCTCAAACAGGGCCAGGGCAACGGCCGACAAGTCGGGCGATAAATTGGGACACTCCTCGTTAAACATGGTCTTGTCTCCTGAGAAATAGAAAAAGGAGGAGACGAACCAGCACGGCCGTCTCCTCCCACATTAAGCGTATTCAGCGATGGGTAACTGGAAGAAATGCTTGGCCCAGGCAAAGGGTACACCGGCCGCAATTGCCGCCGCCTTGTCGCTCTCCTGATCACCAACCATCAACGCCTGGTTGGGCAACAGGTGACAATCTTGCAAGGCCATCTGCAACATGCCTGGGTTGGGCTTGCGCCAGTTGCGGCTCCAGCGAGGATCGCCAGCCGACAGGATTGGCGTGGGCACCCATTGCCCTGGGCCCATCTGGTAGGCGAACGAGACATACACCAGGCTCTCATCAATGCCCAGCTCCTCGGTCAGCGCAGTCAGCCTGTTCTCTACGTCCGCCTGCATCGGGTATTTCCAGGCGGTCTCTGGCTGTGTTTCCAGGGCGTGAAAGCGGTAAGCCACACCACCCTGATTGGTGGCTATCGCCACCTCCAGCTGGTCATCCATGCCACGCCACTCCGCAAACCAGGTGGCGACGTTGGGAAGTAGCTCCAAACCAAAGGGCTTGGCTATCGTCCCGTCCAGGTCGAAGATGACCAGCTTGATATTCTTCGGCATGAGTACCATTTCGTCCACCTATTGAAATAATAAAATTAAATCATACTGAATTTTAACAGAGAAAACGGCCGTGTCAATCCATATGCGGAGAATTACAACAATTGATTATATGTTAAACAACCTCTTTGCCAGCACATATGGGCAGTCAGGCTTATGTTGGGCTGGCTCCTTGCGGTAGCGGGTGGCTAATACTCCTTCATCTCTGTGCGCTGGGTCATCTCTGGCCGTTCGCCATCCTGTAACGCCTTCAACCCGCGCCAGATGATATACCGCTGCAAGGCGGCCAGGTTACTGATGCCCAACTGCGCCGCCCACTCCTCCACCTCACGCACCGTTTCTGGCCGTAAGCGTAGCGTCACCTGCCGGTACTGTCCATGATAACGGCCGTCCTTCGCCTTCTTGCTGGTGGCTGCCCGCTCTGCCTGGGCCACCGTCACATTAACCAGGGCCGGGGCGGGGGTATGTTTGCCACCAATCATTGGTGCCTCACCAGCCAGGCGGTTCATCCAATCGTCGTTGCTCATTTTTTTGCTCCTTCATAGACGCGGTTCACCAGGGAGTAATAGGCATCGGCCGCCGCCGAATCGGGCGCGTACTCTAATACCGTCGCGCCTAATGACGGTGCCTCGGCCACCCGCACCGTTTTGGGAACTGGCTTGGCGATCAGGTGACGGCCATACACCTTAATCAATTCGCGCATCATCAGCTTGGTCAGGTTGTGCTGGGGCTCCACGAACGTCGGCAGGATGGCTTCGATGTGGATGTCTAAACCCTCAGCCTGATCTGCCAGGATGTTGGTCGTGTGGCGGCCAGTTGCCGACGTGCCATGATAATCCAGTTTCACCGGCACAACGGCCGTGTCCGCAAATTGATGTACTGCTTTCTGCAAAATGTCCAGGGTTGGCGGGCAATCCAGAACAATGAAGGTGAAGGCTCGTTTGAAGAGGCCAAGCTTTTCCTCAAGCACATCGGTCAGACTGGCATTGGGTGGAGGAGTGCGCCCCAGTAGCGCGGCCGTTGCTTGCCGCGCCACTACATCAGCCACCAGTCGGGTCTTCGCTTCGGCCAGATCGTCGGAGGCTGGTAGCAGGAAAAGGCCGGGGCGTTGGTAGCCGTTGGGTTGGCTGGTTGCCATGACGTTCTCACGCAACTCATCCTGAGTGCCTTTGCCGGTCAACACCTTGCTAACACAACGGCCGTCAGGATTCAACCTCAATGCTCTGGCCGCGTCGCTCTGCGGATCAAGGTCAATCAGTAACACATTCCCCCCGCCATTTGCGTTCAGCCGCTGCGCCAGGCCGATAGCCAGGTTGACGGCCGTTGTGGTTTTACCCACGCCGCCCTTGCGATTCTCTACGGTAATCACCTTTTTAGACATACTTCCTCCGTATGGTACACCAGCGCATACGCTGGTGTCTGCTGGTATTCCTATAATTTTGTATGGTACACCAGGGAGTACCACATTGTCAACAGGCTACGTGTGATTTCGTCATACGGAATCACTCACAAAAGGAGTTACGCTCGCCAATGCGCGTTTTAGGTGGCTCTGAAGGGACGCAGGCATCACAAAACGAAACGGCTTGTTACCAGGGCAAGAAACAGCCTGAAACGAGAAAGCCGCCATTTGCGGTGGCGGCTTTCTCAACGAGCGGAATGGGTCTTACAGCAGCGTGGATTATACCATCAAAACGGAATATCGCTATTCGTCAATCGCTGGTACCAGGCATTGAGCCACTTCATGGCCTGCTCGTACTGACTAGCTGGAAGTTCGCGGTAACTACTCGTGTCGAAGCTGCGGTAAAGTTCGCCGTACACCGCACCATACTCGCTACGGCCGCTGCGCTTCGATAGCACATGGCCGATAGCCCGCACCCCCTGAGAGATGCGGGCAGCCTGCTCCTTGCTGACATAACGATCTGGATCGCCAAGTGAAGCCTCGATGTTGTCCAGGCGACGGCCGTAATCATCCAGCCGCGCCTCCATCACAATCTGCTGCCGCGCCAGCTTGACCACCGCCAGCGCCACCTGGTACGCCTCCACTGCGTCCGGGCTGGCCTGGGCCAATAGCTCATCAAAATCAGAATCGGCCGATAGACGGCCGTCCTGAAACGCCTCCCACAACACCGCCGCCGCCTGCTCCTGGAACTGCACCAGCTTCGGCCGTATCTCCTCACTTACCATACTGGCGCGAACGCCAGAGAGCCAGAGGGGAACCAGGTCAACGCGCAACACGGCCGTCTCTTGCGCACCGCCAGGGGTGTGTATTTTGCACACCCCTAGCCCCCGTCCCAGCACCGCATGACGGCGCATTCGCTGACGCTGCCCGTTTTCATCCAGCCCCAGCGCACGGCACATATGGCGAATAGAAACATACACACGGCCGTCATCAGCACGGACGGCCGTGATGTTATCTTCGTATAGAGCTACATCTTTTTGCTCAACAGGTATCAATAGATTCTCGCTCATGCTCTCATCATACCCCTGTCTACTGTCTACGCAAATGGCCCGCTTGATGTCGCTATCAGTGGCCTTGATGACGATTCCAGCGACCTCGTCGATCACCATAGCGAAACAGGCCATTTCCCCGCCAGCCTCTAGCGCTTCGCGCAAATTATCCGGTATTTGCATCAGTCTCCTCCTGAGATTCGCTGACATCATCCCAGACGGCCGTCTTAAGCAACTCATCTGGCACACGATATTGTCCAGAGATATTGAGCGCCCCCCCCTGAGCAGTAACGGCCGTTGCCGCCCACTCCTCCATCTCCTCCCAGTTCACGGCCGCTGTGTACTGCATCAGCCCCACACCAGCATTCACATATTTGCTCACGATGGCACGGCCGTTGCGGACATCAATAACAAATTTGCGCGGCCGTCTCGCCCCAGGCCGGAATCCACCCCAGGCTGGTGGCTGCCAGTCAGGGTGCCGTTTGCGCCGTCCGGCTTTGGCGACATGTTCTCTGGCTGTTTGTTTATGGCAGCTAAATTCGGCCACCAAAGCGGCGACGGCCTCATCCTGATTAAGTACCTCGCCGCCGGTGTCTACGTCTTTCAGCCGACCGGTGGTGCGAAGAAACCGGTAGGCATCATGGCGGGTCTGGAAGCTGTGTTCATCCATTGCCTGGCTGATGAGCATGTTGGCCTCGTCGGACATCGGCCGTATCTCCACCAACTCCATTGCGCGATCTTGTATTGCTTTGCTTAAAGCTGCTTTGTTCATATTGCCTCTATCTCTTCATAAACATCGCACTCACTGTCTTTGACTGGCTCGAACACCTCGAACCATCGGTCAACGATCGGTTTCCAGTCGGTTGACTTCGGCCGTTCGGGGTCAGCCTTGCACCGTTCCAGGCACTCCTCGGCCGTAGCCACCGCCCGCACCACCGTAATGTGGTAGCCAGCTTGCCGCCCGATGTCAATGATGCGCGACCGCTCTTTGGGAGTACGGCCGCTAATTGGTACCACCACCGCCAGCCCCGCTTCCATCGCCCGTCGCAACCCCTCACGTACCATGCCCTTTGCCATGCGTTTGATGGCCGCATGGTATTGCAGGCTGCCCCAAACCGCTTCGATCACACGGTCATTATCAAAGCGGACGTAGCCAGGGTATTTATCCAGCAAAGCTGTTTTCCCGCTTCCAGGCGGGCCGATGATGACCACCAGTTTAGATTCTTTTACAGGTCTCATATGTCCTTGTACCTCTCTTTCACATCTATTACCGGCTGCCGGTTTACCCGCTTCAGCCGTATGTCATTATTCAACAATGCCCGGATGACGTGGGGATCATCCTTCTGCAATGCCGGGCTTTTGTCCAATCGCCGTTCCACCTGTTGCCGCACCTTCTCCGGGTATAGTTGCAGGAGGAAGTCAAACTCTACCTCTTTGGCCTTCTTCAGCACTTCGCTCAAATCCACATGAGTGAGCGAGTTCATCCCGGCCACACGATTCATAAATCGCTCAAAAGATTCTGGCTCAATCTCGCGGATGATGGGGATACCCTGTTTGCTTACATCACAAAACGACTGGCTGATCCGCATATTCCGCTTATACAGGCCAGCCTTGAACATCTTGTCGTAGACCGGCGCGTAGGGCAGTTTGTTCCGGGCGATGTATGTCCACACATCACCAAAGCTCCAATCGTAGATAGGGTACACGTTGTAACAATTCAGGGCATCGGTTTGGGTAATCCAGTCCTGCCCGAATTGGGGGTGTTTGGTGACGGCGCGGAAGCGGTTCAGGCTCTCATCTGTTCGCAAACCAACAAGGACGGCCGTCCGCCATTTGCCATTCTCGCTCACGTAATTGGCAAATAATTTATACAGGTTGTGCCGCTCTGGATCGTAGCCTTCCAGGATGTTGTTCCCGGCCATATAGACATACAGCCGTTGCGGGGGCTGGTAAATCCACTTTTCCCGCTCCGCCTCATCCCAGCAGTACCAGTACGGTTCGTAGACACTGAGCGCATTACGCATCTTGTAGCGCAGGCAGAACCAATATGGTTTCACGCCTGGGTGAAGGGAATCGAACGTCTGGCGCACAAATTCGGCCGTGCTGATCAGATTACTTTCCTTATCCCAGAAATAGATAGCGGATTCCGGGAATACCTCGTCAGACAATCCTCTTGTGGCCGTAGAATCTTTGCCGCCACTAAAAGCCACCACGATCCGGTCAAAGTTCTGCTTCACAAACTCCAGCCGTTCCAGGGCGGCCTCGTAAACATTTTGCATCAAATAAATCTTGCCCATCACAACCTCAAGTCAGACAAATCCTGTACCCGTTCCAGGAGCGGCGCAGACCGTATGGCTGCATACAATGCCACCTGGACATCATTCTCTGGCTCCAAATCGAAGTGGATGAACGGCCGCAGTTTGGCCGCCAGATAATCCACGTCTTTGTTAGAGACCACCGAACGGCCGTCAAACACCGATACCTCACGATGCTCCTCCGCAAAACACCAGTAATGATTGGCATGAAGAACCTGCTTGTCTAGCACCGCAAATTGGGCATATAGGTCAGCCAGTTCATTTGTCACCAGCGCACTTCCGGCAATAATTTTGTACCGGGTGCGCGGCGCAAGGTGATTGATGATGTTCCGGGTCATAGATTGCGGATAATTCCGAATCGTCTCCACGTCGTCAAAAACCAACAACGTGCTGGGGGTTAAAAGCGAGGCTACCGCCAGGAATTTATTGGAGCGATTGGTAGACATATCTTCCAGGAAGAAGGCTGGCTCATAGGGCGGCGTAGCTTTGTTGCGCTTGGAGCGCAAATAGACCACACCATCCAGCCCGAAAACGGCCATCATATGGCTGGCCGCCGCCTGCAACAAAACATCTCGCTCGGTGGCAAAAATGCCAGCAACGCGCCACTCAGTCCAGGGTTTCCTGTCCATCATCGTTAATCCAGGCGCGATTGTAGTTCGGCCGTTGAAATGCCTTTGCAATACCCGACACCTGTTTCATCCGCAGCACCTCGTCTGCATCCATGCCCATTGCCGCTGCCACTTCGTCATCCGTCCAGCCATTACGCAGCATAGACAAAACGATGTCAGTCATGCCATCCAGCTTATGTACTCCTCGCGCCCGATTGTGGCGCACAGTGGATGCCTTGCGGTCATTGTCTGTATAGGTGTGGGTGATGGTCACAGGAAGATACCCATGCAACCGTTTGGCGATTTTTTTGTTGCTAGTGCCCACAATGCGGCGATGAGCACCATCCACGATAATGCCTGTTATTTTTCTGGCGATGAGGGCCAGCACATCGCGCTTCGGCACGTGTGTCGGAATAGGCATCGTCAGGTGGTCTACCTCAATAGAGGTATTCAACAATTCCATTTCCGGCCGGTGGACGAAGTTGGGGTTGTAGTCGTTTGGCTCTACGGCTGTTTCCTCCAGCCACAGCACCAAGTCTACAGGTTCGTCGCGGAAGGGGCTGACCTGGTGCAGTGCGTAACGGGCACGATTTAGCGCGTCCACCCGGTCAGCCAGAGGCAGGCTGGCAATTTGTTCTGCCAGATGTACGGCCATTTCTTCAATCGCCGCGACGGTAGCGGCAAACAAACTTGGTGTCTCACTCATCACCACTCTCCAGCCGGTCTAATGCCTCCTCGAACTCGGCATCATTGACAAATATCCGCTCGCCGAAGATGCGATCAACCACCTGTTGACGATAGACCAGTTGCTCCGCCTGCTCCTCCGGTGTCCCCACAGAGCCAGGAGCAAATGACAAGTATTGTTTCAATTTTTCCAACGCCATTGCTTTTGTGAGTAACATCATTGCCTCGCTTTGTCCCTGAGCGCAATCGCCTCCTTCGCGCTCAGGCCATATATATCCATCAACTCACCAGTGAGTGATGGGAAATACTGTGGGTGGTTGGCTAATGCTTCGGCATGTTCCTCGGCCGTCAGGTACACCAGCCATCTCCTGTTAATATCCATGTCCCGAATCCAGCGTAATGCGATCTCGTGTTCCAGCACGGCCGCGCTCGCTTCATCGAAATGGAAATCATGATCCGCCTCATCCATCGGCTCAAACTCAATACCCAGGATGTAGTGATAAACCATCAGGTTGTCGCGGAGAGCCTGCTCGAAGCGGCGATAGGTAGCCGCCACATCCAGACCAATGCGTTCATGCGGCCGTAGCCACTCAATCGGCCAGCTACGCCGGTAGGAAACCGTGACCACACGGCCGAACAGTTGCTTTTCATCTATATAGGCCATACCTGCGGCCACTGCTGCCACTTCATCGCTGCCATTGGAGATGGAATCACCAACGTAGATGCACTGCTCTGGCGACACGCCAAAATCAGCCGCCGCTTGCAGCAACATACCAGGATTAGGCTTGCGCCACGCCTGGCTCCACTCAGGCTCAGCCTCGCGGCCGGGCGGAGTGGGCGACCAATTGCCTTTCTGCGAGAGGTAGCTGAAGGCCATGTAGACCCGCACCTGGCCGCCGGTGAGGGCGCGAACAGCATCGGCGATAGCGGCCAGTCGGGTGCGCACGGCCGTCTCCGTAGGAAACTTCTCCGGCTCACCAAAACCACCACTGTCCATCCAGTAGCGCATTCCCACGCCACCTTGATTGGTGGCAATGGCCACGCGCTGCGGCCGATGCTCGCGCAGCCAGGCGGCTGGGGCGGAGGAGAGGGTGTCTCGGTCGCGGGAAGCCAGGGTGTTGTCGAGGTCGAATATGTGTAGGTCGTACATGGCTATAGAAGGACGGCCGTCATCGTGACGGCCGTCCACATCATCAAGCAAGCGAATCAATAAACCGCCGGGCCGTCCTAATGGCATCCACCACGTCGCCCGTTCGGAATCGGTAAGAGAATCTGCCACCAGCCCAAATTATCTGGTTGGTCGCAAACTGGCGGGGCTGCAATTGACCACCATGTTTGATCATCAACGCCAACTCATAGCCTTGCGCCCTCCCTGGTGTAATGTCCTGAGCAAACATCACGCCTCCGTTATAATGCTCAATCGTTTTCGACGGATTGATGTAAATCCAGCCGTCCGCTTCCGCCTCCTCAAATGAGGCGTAATGGGTTTCGTTTGGGTATTGGCGGGGGAGGTCTACAAACTGAGGGTTGGGTCGCGGATACACCCATTCAACCACAACCCCATCTTTTTCCTCCGCCAGTCGCGCAGCCTCCCGCCACGCTTCTACCTCGCTGGCATAACGGCCGTACTGCTGCCCAGTGGTGTATCCAGGGGCAGGGCTGCCTAACCGGTGGATACCGATACCGCATTTGTTTTGCAGAGCAGCGACAACCAGCCAATCGCCACGCTGCGTCTGGCGCACAGAAATCTTTAGACGCTCCGGGAAATCCCCGTTGGCCTCCAGATACGTAACTGCTTCTACAGCGTTGCTCGCCTTGCGGAACCTGGCTACAGTTGTTTCGTTCGTGGGGTTGTGATCGCTGTCTAGATCGATCTGGACGACGGAGAACTTTCCGCCATCCGGGACTACAACCACCCGGAACACCCCGCGCTCCCTGGACACTAATACACTTGATTCGTAAATTACCTCAGACATTTCCATTCTCCTTGTGTAAGGTTTTTGGCCGCCGCCTGCCTCCGAATGGAGGCTTACCCCGCGCCACCAGCGTGACGGCCGTCTGCGGGATTGACCGTGCTTGGCACGGCCGATTATTATTAGATTTTTCCACCTCCAATCTGTCCAGGGGAATTGTCATCATAACGGCCGTAATGCTCCACCTCCGCTGTGATTCGTGCCGCCTCTGCGTTTGCCTGCCGATTAGCCTGGCAGCCATGCCCATCAGCGCAACGATAGCTCATCAGGTGGATGCTGCCCTGGAAATCCTCATCGGGATTATCCCAGTCGTAGCCACCCTTACCGTCTACCATCTCCTCAACCGGCGATTCCACGCCACATCGTTCACAGGTGGCCTGGATAGGTTTAACGTAGTAGAGGGTGGGGGAGACGACGCGCTGTTTGGCTTCGTCAATCAGATCGCTGGCTTCGCGTTTGGTAATGTCTGGTGCGTACCAGGCATTCAGTTTTTGCAGGTAAGCCAATTGTTTTTCGGTGGCCGGTTCACCTGTTACACGTGGGGTTGACAGTTTGGGAGCATCGTTGCCTGTATAGGGCGTAGACGGGAAGCTGTCCAGGCCGCAATTTTTACACACCATCACGGGCAGCTTCAGCCGTGTATCATAATAGTGGTCAAATTGCCATTCGTGCCCACCACCAGTCAGGCAATTGACAATCGCCCTGACCTGCTCGACCCCAGATTCATGGAACCGGTACTCCCCATAATGGGATGATGGGTGAGCATGGGCGGGAATCCCTTGAGGGATCAACGCCAGCAACTCCTCTACTGACAACCCCAGACGTTCCGCCATTTCGTTCTGACCAATTGTTTTGTAAATGTCGTTCATCATCTTTCCTTTTGGACGTATGTCCAATAAACGTTAGTAATACTACTATTAGTATAATCAAAGACTTTGATTAGTCAACCCCAAATTATAGTAATTCCAAGACTGCCTTCTTCAACTCCTTCCCCTTCAAATCCTTCAGCCTGTCAACTTCGCGCCGGAAATCTCGCACCGTGTCCCCCTTCTTCGCGTGGCTGGCCGCAATCCGCTCCTCAATCCCACACTGCGCCCAGAGGTTGGTATAGGTCGGTCGTCGCCCCTGGCCGATGCGATGATTCCTGTCCTCCGCCTGGAGCCGGTTGGCGTATTTGAATTCGTTTTCATAGAACAGGCTGTACGCCGCTTCGTTCCAGGTCTGCACATGCCCACCTGTCTCCATTGTTGCCACAATGAACCGAGCCTCTCGCCGCCACCGGGCCAACTCCGCCGCCCGTTCCTTCTCGTTCAGGTCGCCGTAATACTGCGCCACTGAATCACGGCCGTATTTCCCGGCCAACTCTTCCGTTATCTGGCGCACGGAGTGGCGGAACTTCGTCCAGATGATGACCTTTTCCTGATCCCCGACATCCTCCATGTAATCCAGCAACATCTCCACGCGCCGGTGAGGGAATTCCAACAAACAGCCGTCCCGCTTCCAAAAGCCACTGGCGATCTGCTGCAACACCGTGAACAGGTGGAAGATGACGTAGCTATCCACCTCCTCCGCATCCATCAGGATTTCGTATTTCGCCTGCTCATATGCCTCCCGCTGCTCACGGGCAAGCGGGAAATAGCGGCTGTCATATAGCTTCGGTGGCAGGTTCAGCCCCGCCTCCTCTTTGGTTATCTGATAGATGTAGGGGTTCATCTTCGCCGCCAGCCAGGAGGTGTTGTGCGCCCTGACCACCAACCCCTTGTATTTCTCGGAGTATTCCAGGTGGTTGGCGGCGAAGCTGTAGAATGACCCGTACCCCAGGATTTTGGGGCTGAGGAAGTTCATTTGGGCGTACAGGTCTTCGTACCCCTGGCTAATCGGTGTGCCGTTCAGCAGCAGCCGGTAGCGCGAATCCTCGCTGTAGCGAGTGATGCGCTGCGTCCGCCTGGCCCGATGACCCTTGATGTAGCTGCCCTCGTCGGCGATGACAAACGTCTCGCTCGTCGTCAGATCGTGGGCGGCCAGGGCCACGCGGTCGGAACTGCTCATGCTCTCAATGCCAATCACTAGCCAGGAAGCAGAGCGGGGAACGCTTCGTATATTCGTGCGCTCGTCGAACAGGCAGATGTCACACGGCCGTACATCCGTGTGTTTGCGTATTTCCTCATACCACGTTTCCTTGCCAGACACCGGGCAATAGATGATGACACGATTGATGCGAGACTGACGGCTGTGTACCAGGTTCAAGGCCACGAACGTCTTGCCCGTGCCCATCTCCATAAAAGCCGCCCCGACACGCGGCCGGGACAACTTTTCAATGGCGGGAATCTGGTGAGGGTAGGGGGAACTAATCATCGAGAAGCGATTCATCTATCGCCACCTTATCGGGAACTTCTAGTTTGGGTGGTTTGGTGGACGGCCGTACCACCTCTGGCTCTACCGGCGCAGCCACACTCACCACCAGAGCCGCTTCCAGTTCGGCCCGCGCAGCATCGGCCACACGCAACGCCGACGGCCGTACCAAAAACTCGTGCCGCTCCGCAAAATCCAGTACTTCGGCGAAACTGTCGGGCGGCACCACCACAACTGGCTTGGCGTACCGCGCTCCGGGCAGCCGTTTGGCTACCTGATAGCAGTCCTCGTCCCGATGCCACCAGATGCGGAACCAGCCACCATACTGCGAGTGGTCAGTCCGAACGGCCGATACCGTGCGACGCGGTTCTTTCGTGTAGCTCTGATTGACGGCCGTGTGGACGAGGCTCTCATCCGCTTTCACGCAAAAGCCGCCAGCCAGCAGCGCGTGGATGAGTTCGGCCGTCCAATTCAGGCGGTCAGTGTCGTCTGTAATCTCACGCACGAAATACGGCGATTGCCACCGCAGATTGTGACACTTCACGATCTGGTTGAAGTCCTCCCGCTTCTCCGGGAAGAAGCAACGCAGCATCGCGCCGTCAAACGAGATACGGGCAATGCTGGCCGTCTTTGGGGTAGGGGGGCGGACAAGAAGTAACTCGCTCATGATGGGCGAGCGGACTTATCATCCACGTATTTACCGTTTATTCCCCACCGCAGCCCCAACCGTTGGCAAGCCGCCTCACCAAAGTTGACGCAGAGACGGCCGTATGGCGTGGCGGCCGTCGGTGTAGGCATCTCCACCAAAATGTAATCAGTAGAGGTGATCACGTCCACGCCCGCATCGAAGAAAAAAGCGATGCAGGGAAACCTGCCGCTCATGTCGTTTGTAGGCAACGTGTGGGCAGCCATCGCCCGCCGCAATTTATCCGCGAAAAATTTGCGCTGCTTCGCCGAAACAAGGCGGGAATAATCTTTTTGTGCCCACTCTATGAATACCTGTAAATGCTCCATTTCGCCCTTCCTTATGCGTACTCAATGACGTGCTTTGCTTTTTCAATCGCTTCTTCAAAAAGTACCCGACTCGATTTCTCAACGGCCGTCAGGATGGCCTTAATCGCCTCCTGTGCAGCCGTCTCGCTGGCCTGCCCACGTCGCTCCAACTCTGCCACCAGGTCACTGGTGGGGAAGGCGGCTAGCTGGTTGGGGCGCACGGCCGTCTCATCCTCCACCATAGCAACCATCTCAGTCGGCGCTGGCTCAATCACCGCACCTTCGCGCAGGGAGATTTCCAGCACCAGACGGCCGTAAATATAAGGGTTGGCGCGGCTACCACTGGTGTCCAGCGTATTCTCCACGACCTTAAACGCCAGGCCATGATCGTGGCTGAATTTATAATGGTCCCGATTGACCCACATCAGTCGCGCGCCATCAATCAGGATGTTGCCCGCCTGCTTAATGTCCCAGGTCACGCGGTAGCGCGACGTGTTCAGGTAGAATTTTTCCAGCAGGGGGATGACCTCCTCCTTCGCTTCTTCGTCTATAAACCAGGCCGAGGGTTGCCGCTCGAATTTGGCCGAAGGCACGGCTGCTTGCAGTTGCTCGTTGAATACCGCATTGTACGGCACGGAAACGCCAGTTCTTCCCTCAACTTTGCTCTTTTTCCAGGTGATTTTATCCACGATCCACACTCCTTTTTTACAACCAAATGATCAAGGTGTTTTGAATTATAAATCAAAGTGTTTGATTTTGTCAATCAATTGACACAGGCAAAACGCAGCAGGGAACACAGCCGTTTCCGCAACAACAAACAGATTTTTATGCTAATGGGGCGAGAGATTATTCGCTGTTTTGTGCGTTGCGACTATGTGGGGGTTGCTGTTTTTCCGCGTCGCAGTCGCAATGCGTCGCAGTGCGTACCTCTGGTCGCAGTGCGATGGGGGAGGGGGATTGCGACGAGATTTATCGCAGTGCGTCGCAACAAAAAACCGCCGTGTCCCAGCGGTTTTTTGTCTGCCAACAGGGGAAACTACCACTGCCTTTTTTGGGGCGGGCGGGTTTTCCATAGCATCGCCCTGGCTGGCACACGTTTTTTGCAGTGACCACAATCACACGCCTCTTTGAGACTGGCTCGCAACGGGTCACCCCTCTTCACCGCGCTTTCCACAAACCCCAACTTGCCGCCACAATGTGGACACTCCAGCCACCAGTCTTTCGTTGTGCTGCTTATCTCTGCTCCTTATCGTCCGATCAATATCCGACTTGAATCTGGGCAACTCAGATAGTTAATGCGCCAGGCCAACGCCGGCCGCACCCGTTCCCGCAACATCTGACCAGACGGCCGTGTTTCCATATCATCCGGGCCAGCATCCATCAGCACACGACCTACGTCATTGAGCGAATCGCACTCGGCGATAACACCATCCATGGCACGGCCGTCTACCTCCGCCTGGCTGCGCGGATTGGGCAGGTTGATGACCGGTGGGGCGACATAGCCATTGGTCGGTGAGGTGGAGGATGGCGATCCCACTTGCGGGATGATGACACGGGCAGTCCCGCGCAGTGTGCGCAGCACAGCCGGACGTTCCATCCCCCGCGCCAAATCTGGATACCGTTCAACCGCCTCCCCGCCCAGAGCGATAGCGGCCACGAAGTTCCGCAGTATGTCCTTTTCGCCTTCTAGTCCCAATGGCTTTACCTGGAGACTTTGAGACGAAAAGACAAAGTACAATCCGAATTTCCATCCTTCGCGCACCCACTTCTTCCAACTGCTGTAGGCACGATCTCCACCCAGCTCATCGGCTATGGCCGGTAATTCATCGGCCACCACTGTCATCTCAGGAAACTTGGTGTTTGCGTCGGCCGCCAATGCTTGCGCACGGCGATTCAATTCCGCTTCCATCCATTGCATGAAGGCTGCAATTTCCTGAAAATTGCGCCCCGCACCAAGCATACGGGCATCGCCCCATTTGCCTGGTGCCCCGTGCGGGTCTATCGCCACCACGTCTTGCCGGTGTTGCAAAATTGCCAGGAGGGTGGTTGTCTTCCCGCTACGCGTTGGGCCAGCAATCACTACGTGGCCTTCCGGCAAGGCAGGTAGTGGTTCGGGCTGCACGGCCGCACTCGCCGGGGCAGGCGGCGCCAGCACATCACCTATCACATTTTGCGGCAGCAATTTGTAGCCACCGCGCTGTCCATCCAGGATCATCGGCACATCACGGCCGTTGATGGTCACATGGATGACCGGCTGCGTCCGGCGCCAGATATAGACGGCGGCATACACGATGCCGCCAACAGCCACCAACACCGCCACCAACACCAGGGCTGGGAAGATAATGGTGTTCCACATCTCCTCCCGGTCGCGCTGGTTTTCTAGCCGTCGTTGCTGGTCGGCGCGAGCCATCTCGATATTAGCCGCTTCCTGGGCCAATCGAGTCTGCTCGGCCACCACTGCGATCTGCGTGGCCTGGGCGTTGATGGCGTTGCCTGTCTGCACGGCCGCCAGCGCAATACTGGTAGCTTGGATGCTCAGGCTTTCGGCCGTGCTGGTAGCAACCGCTGCTGTCCGGGTGGCCGCCGCCTGCACCGTTCCTGTGGCGTTCTGAGCAGCAACAGCCGTTTGCTGCACCGATACGGTTGTTGCCCGTTGCACTGCCTCATAGGTCGCCGCCGCATCCTGGGCACCACGCGCAGCAATAGTGGCGTTGACCGCTGGATCATAACTATAACCCCCTGCGCCCGGTTGAGCAGGTGGGGTGGCGCAGGCGGTCAGCAGCAGGAAGAGCAGCAAGACAGCCGTCACTTTTACCATTGGCGATCTCCTTGACTGTCATGTGGCGGGGCAGGTAGGGGGACACGAGATGGTTCGTATAGATGTGATACGTCCGGCCGGTGAGGGAGTGGCAGGGTGGGGGAGTGTCGCCGACCTTTCCGCCTTGACAGCCGACGCTCCCGCAGAAAGTCGGTGGCGTGTTCCATGAAGAACACGGCCGTAAATAATACTACCAGCGGCAACATGCCACAGAAGATGTAGATGATCGGGCTAGTCTTGCGCTCCGTTTCGGCGGAATAGGTGATCAGGCTCTCCATGGGATCGGTGCGCGTCTGCTCCTCGATGACGGCCGTCGCCACCTTGTCCACCGTCGGCCGTAGGGCAAGCGTCGCCAGACCACATAGGGCAAGTGCCAACACCGCAAGAAAGATGATTGGTTTATCCATTTCGCATTCGCATCTCCTGAATCTTCATCCCCACATTGATGAAAACTCTGGCTACTTCCAGGTCGTTGCTCTTGTCTGACACCTCGTCGGGGCAGACAAGAAACTGCGTCCCATCCGCATCAATGTCAATCTCATACCAGTCTTTGGTGCTGGCTGGTTGGGCACGGCCGCACAGCAAGCAACGGCGGGCCGGAGCGGTGAGAGCCTGCCTGAGTTGGGTGTAGTATTCATCCTGCTTTTGGAGCGCGTTGGTGTTTGCGAGAAGTGGTATCCAATTTATCATGCTACACCCCCTGAAGGACGAGATACAGAAAAATAAAGATGAGCAGGATGACGATAACATTATCTCTATTCAGAGGATGCCGCTCACGCCCGGCAGCCTTCCGCTGCGGAGGCTTGCGACGCTTGTGCTGCCGGCGTATTTTGGTCAACGCCTCCACCTCTTCGGATGTCAGGTGATATTGCCCGCCTTTCTTTGTCTGCCTTTTCATGCCGCTCTCCTAAACAAAAAGCCCGCTGTCGGCAATCCTCAGATCGCCACACAGCGGGCTTCGCAATAAACCTTTTGCGTATAGTACGAAGTTAGGTACTATAGATATAGACCACCAACCTGGCCGCTGCAAAGTGAATCAGGCTGGCGGTTCAGGCCGTGTGTGGTGTTACAGCACCCGCACGGCCGACTTGCTATCTACTTAGAACGACGCTCTGTCTTAGGCGGCACAGTCCCCGTCTGCCCCCAATGCTCTATCAGCAAATCAGCCGCTCTGTCCACCAGAGAGCGTAGTGATAATTCTGTTTGCTGGCTGATAATCTGTAGCTCTTTGTGCTTCTCGGTGCTTATTCTAACGGGAACTGTATCCTCTTTGGTGTCGCTCATGCGCCGCATTGTAACACAACGTTACAACGGCCGTCAATCCCAAAGTTGTTTCACCATTGTATTACAATCGTATTACTCTTCTTCAAGGGGCGGGGCAGGGGGGATAAGGCCAAGCCATTCCAGAAGCAACAGCACGGCTATGCACCAATAAATCCAGGCTATCCCCACAAAACAAATGAGAAACGCAATCGCCTCCGCCTGGGTTGTTGTCCCTGGTTCCATGCGTAAATTATACAGCCTGCGCTGAGGCATCCGAAGTGGCCGTTTGCCAACTGCGATAAACGACCGTCGCCCCTGGGGGAGTGGTTTGCTTCCCGTCCCCCCCTCCTTTATTTATACTCCTGTTAATGCAAATTATTACGAGTATACAATTACTTCTTAACCCGGAGACCGCCCCGCCCTGGCCCGCCGTGCTGCCTCGGCCGTTTCCCCTCCCCCACCATCACACCACGACACTGACCACACGGCCGACAATCGGCAGGCATCTCCTCGGTGACTACATACGCATGTGGGCGACGGCCGCAGGCGAAACCTGCGGGCAATCGCAAAACATGAGCAACCCTGTTTTTGGTAATTGCGTAGACCATACACTCATCCCCCTACCCCATTTACATCGTCTGTAAAATGGAGAGCGGCGACGGCCAGGAGGAAGCCGTCGCCGCCGGTAAACGCGCAACCCCTGGGGGAAGGGAGAAAGGTGGGTTGCGCGGAAACCGCACTAATTACTGAGCATGGTATCGTCATCCAGCACGATCTCAGCCCATGCTCCCTTTCCATCTTCAATGCCAAATCGCACCCAGGAACCGTAATCTATCTCTGCCGCTATTTGCTCACGCTCCATCCACTCCGCAGCTGGTGTTCCAGGTGTCGCGCAATCGGTGACATAGATTCGCTCCGGCGGCCGTGTCTCCCCCTCAATGGTCAGGGTCATCCAGCCGGAACGGCCCACGTTGCGGCAATCCACCACCGCCACATAGGTGGCGTATGTCGGCCAGGGGTCAAATCCGGCTGGAACATTATGTTCATATCGCCACTCAATCACCCGCTCCATCACCTGCGGATCGTAGCGAGACAAAGAGCCTGTGTAATTATCAGGTGGCGGGGTAAAAATCGGCGTGGGGTCTGCTGGCTGAGAAATTGCCAGCATCACGGCCGTGACCATCATTTGAATAATCTCTTTCATCACACATCCGGCCACTTGTAAGACGGCCGTTTCTCCTTCAATTTTTTCACCAGATTTGACAAATCCCACTCACCATCAGAGCGTTGGTTCCGCCGACCGATGTAAGCAATGAGCGACGTGACCTTGTGAGAAATGGTGTCGCCTGGTAGCTCGTCGTACTCAATGTCCATCTCCAAACAGAGGGTTGCCATGTCCGCCAGGCTGAACGCCTTCACCATCATCTGGTGCAAGGCGGCACGAGCATCCAGGCGGCCTGTGCCGGTCGCGGCCGTTACTCGTTCCCATCGCGTGTCCTGCCTGTCAATGCGCTTCTCCAATTCCACCAAACGCTGTTCAAGAGATTCAAACCTTAGTCGCTCCAGTTCCGTTAGCTGTCGCTCAATCTGGTTGAGCCTGGGAAGTAAAGTGTCTCCAACAAAGGCGGCCACCCTTGCCAATTTTTTTTTGTCCCTTCGGCATCCTTCAATTGGAGGCTCTGCATGTAGGCCAGATCGCCCCGAAGCTGCTTAAACAGTCCCCGAAATTCATCCTTGAGTTCGCGCAGGTCTTCATGCACGGCCGCAATCTCCACCCCGTTGGCACGAGATGTTTCTTCCAGTTGCGCTAACTGCCGGGCTGCTTCATGCACTAGGGGGGACCTCCAGGGGCAACACCAACCGGAACGTTGACCCCTTGCCAAATTCACTTTCCACTTCCACACGGCCGCCATGGGCCTGCGCAACGAGTTTTACAAAGTGCAGCCCAATACCCGTCCCCCTGAATTTGCGGGTGCTGCCACCGTCCAACTGGCGGAATTTCTCGAAGATGAGCGATAGATGTTCAGGCTTGATACCAATGCCGGTATCGGTGACGGAGACCGTCGCCTCCCCCTCCCCCACTTCCAGGCTGACCGTTACCTGCCTAGTTTCGCTGTACTTGGTGAATTTGATGGCGTTGCCAACCAGGTTGCCTATCGCCAGGGAAAGGAGGGTTTCATGGCCGGAGACGCGACAAGCGGGCAGTTCGCCAGCGATTATCAGCGCGACTTGCTCACGCTCAGCCAGCAGACTGATCGCGTCTGCCCGGTACCGGACAACGGCCGTCAGGTCTAATGGCTCAAATGCGAGTTCGCTGCCAGATTCCAATTTGCCCAGCCACAAGAGCGTCTCGGCCATCCACTCCACCGCTTTAGCCTCGCGGTGGATGATGCCCAACGTGTGGGCTATCCGGTCATCCGGTACTGTCCCGTGTAGCAGCAAATCCGCATAGCCCATAATCAGGTTAAGCGGGGTGCGTATCTCGTGGCTCAAATTATCAATGGCGTTTTGTTGCAACTCGGCCAACTCCAGCCGTTCACGCTGCGCTTCCAGTTGCTCTTGCTGCCCTTTGATTTCGTCCGTAATCCCCATCAGATTGGCAACAATCACGGCCGTGCCATCGGGCAGTATGCGCGGCTCAGCCTTCGATGAAACCCAACGCACAGAGCCGTCAGGATACTTCACGCCGAATGTGGCACGTTCGCGCTGGCCGGATCGTCGCGCCTTCATCACGGCCGTCTCAGAGATAGGAAAGGGATCGCCGTTGAGATAGATAAGTTCCACCAACGTGCCAGCAGCCATCCTGACATCATCACGCGACAGACCGAGGATTTCGGCCGCTTCGTGATTGGCGTAGATGATCTCGCCGGTTTCCCGGTCGGCGATGGTGATCCCGGCCAGGGCATGTTCTACAATTGCCTGAAGGTCTAGCAAGCTGTTAATGATGATCTCCCTCCTGGTAGCGGCAGCCAGCCAGCCAACCGTTGTCGTTTCAACAGTTGTTGCTTCAACAACCGTCCTCTCCATCGTCACCATCATGGTTGTATTCCTCGTCGAGTAATTCCAATAACTGCCCCACCGCCAGCAGCACAGCCGGTGATTCATGTCGCTCCATCACCTGCCCAATCAGACGGCGGAAGCGGTCACGCTCCGCTTCCTGGATGCGGGCGATGCGCGGCGCGAGTAGCCGGTCAATCAATCGCTGCATCATTCGCCTTGCCCTCCACACGGCCGTATTCCCCGCAAGACCTGGCCGCGAAAAATCAGGTGTGGGTTATCCCCGATCACCGCCCGGTTCCGCTCATACAAACACCGCCACTCCCAACCCCACCGGCCGCCATACAGCCGAATGGCTATCTTGATCAGCCAATCATCACGCTGCACCACGTAGCTCTCTGGCAGGCGCGTCAGCGTGGCCGTAGGTGTGGCTGAGGGAAACGGGAGTTGTGTTGCGGTCGGCGACAAGGTGGCTGTCATTGTAGGCACGGCCGTCGGGAACGATGGTGGTGTCAATGTCGGCGGGGCGGGTGTCGCCGTGAACGTCAGCAAAACAACGGCCGTTGGTGAGGAGGTAGACGTGGCTGAAGGGTTGGTGGCCGTTGGGTAGCTCTCCATTGTATCCGTCGGCGCGGCCGTCTCCGGTTGCGGCGTGATGGGCGTGGGCGTTATCACGCCAGGATCGGCCGGCAATATCCACAAGACCAGCGCCAGGCAGACCACTAATAGGAGAAGCACCAGGAAGGCAATATAGCCGGGGGTTCGTCTCATCGAGGATGCTCCTTCACCCACACACGGCCAGCAGGCGTGAGCGAGTAGCCAGGCGTGTTATAAAACAGGTTCTCGCAGTGCGGCTCAAAATCGCGCACCGTGAAGTAAGCGTAGCGGGACACACGGCCGTCCGCCTGCCAGGTGTCTAACATCCATTGCACAACGGCCGGATCGCAGTTCCCAAACTCAGTGACCCAAACTGTGCCCGGCGAGCCGGGAAACTCGGCCAGCATCGTGAACAGAGAATCCACAATCCACTGCGGGTTCTCGCTCATGTAGGTGTGGATAGCGGCCACTTCTGGCGGCCGTAACCCCATCTCGTCAATCAGCCCGTACCACGTCCGCAGCCAGAGCCAGTTACTCCAATAATCGCGGTGAGAAACGGCCGGGCCTACCAATTTGGCGTGTGGAAGTTGTTCGCGGATAGCCTTGTACAGGTACGCCGCCCGGCGTGGCTCCATATCGCACTGGCCGCCTGTGTCGTCGCCGGTCAGGTCTGGCTCATTTAGGAAGAGCAGGTAGCTATTGTAATCAGGTGTCAGGTGACGTTCGGCCAACTCGAAATAGTCCTGGCTTTTACGGCCGTAAGCATGAGGCGGCCACTTGTCACACCAGAAGAACGGTACGAACTCTACGCCTGGCACATCACGGCCGCGCAACGAGTAGTCATACCACCACTCAAAATGCAGGATGTTCACATCGGCCGGTTCGGTGTCCAGCCAAACCACGCCCGCCTTCGGTTCTGGCCCAACCACAAGCGGCAGGAAGGTGTGATACTCCCCCACCCCATCGGTCGTATCCACGCCAGATAACACCAAAAACAAGAGAAGGCCAATAACCCGTTTCATATTGCTATGGCGTAACCGACAGCACACCGCCCGCGTTTAGGACAAACTGACCGGTAGCCAGCGTCAACGCTCGATCTGGGTTGGGTGTAATATCAAATGCCTTCACATACCAGCGATATTTGGTGCTACTGGCCTGTGATGGGGTCAGCACAGCCGTCTCGCTCATAGAAATCAAAGCCGTTACCTGCCCCGTGCCAATCGTGAGCGAACCGCCAGAAGCAGCAGCCGGAGCCGCGCCGCCAATGCGGATAAGGCCATCATCAGAACGGACGTAAAGCAGGGTGTCGTTGTCGGTCAATTGTGATGGACTGCGGACAATCAGGGTCAGCACTTCGTAGGAACTAATATCTTCCAGATTGTGGATGGTAAAGTTCCAGGTGTCGGCGATATACATGGTGATCACATCGCCGTTAGAAATGGCATCATAGGCTTCGGAAACCGTCCACTCGTGGTCTTCGTTAATGACGGTCTTTTCCTTTGAGCCATCTCCATAGGTCGCCACAAACTGCACGATGAACTTTCCGGCCGTCAGCACATCATTTACGCCATAGTCCCAGGAAAACACGCCCTCGTCGGCCGTCACCAAATCTAGATCGCCATCAATCACCCGGATACGGCCGGTCGCCTGATTCTGGATAAAGCCGGTGAGCGTCGCCCCGGTCAGGTCAACGGCCAGCCCGCTCTCATCTGTCCAGGTGATTTCCTGCCCGCTGTGCCGTGCCCCTTTAACTGCATTTGCCAGGCTCATGGAAGCCTCCTGTTAGGTAAGCAAGATAATCCCGCTCGCGCCGAACTGTAGGGTATAGTTCCCGCCATTCGTGGCCGTACTGCCCAACTCCCAATAACAAATGAGCGGGTCGGCCGGTGAGCTGGGCGTGGTATCCCACAGCAGCGTATGGCTGGGTGTGGCTGGCGAGAGTGCCCCCAACGAACTCCACAGCACATCGGCCGCGTCAAACACGCCCCGGTCATTGGTGTTATCCTGGGTCGCGTCCTGGCTACTGAGCGTCACCCCACCGGCCGTATAACCTGAGCCAGAACCATACTCTGTGGACGACACGCCCGAATCACCCCACAAGGCGTGGGAATCAATGTTGGGTGTATAGCCAGTGTGAAGGGTTTGCTGCAAGCTGTGCCCACCAGAGGCCAGGTTAAACACCCCCTCCATTACCTGCTCTTTGAAGTTGTTGTAAATCGCGCCGTCTCCTTGCGCCATGATTCACCTCCATCGGCCGTCGTCCATCAGACAGCCGTGCTAGTTTGCGGCTGGCTACTTCTTCAATGCCGCCTTTTCTTTCTTCAATCGGGCAATCTCCGCGTTCAGTTCGGCCGTCTTTGTCTCATTGCGCTTCTGCTCAATCAACAAACCCGCATCTCTGTACTTGGCTCGCAGGTTCTCGATCTCTGCCTGAAGCTGATCGCGGTACGCCCCTAACTCCTCAACTGATAAATCGTTGATGTTCATCTTGTCCTCCACGACTTTTGATAATCTGGCAGATCGCCTCAATCTGGTAACACAGGTTAGAGCTAACCCGATCCGCCTCACCCTTCACCATATTCATCATCTCCGGCCGTCGCAGCAGCCAGATTAGCAGGAAACCCTGCCTGATACGGTGCTGCAAATCGACCGTACTACGTGTGTTCAGGTACGCCCACTGCTCATCGGTGAAGACGCGCTTTTTGTAGGCGCGAACGGCCGTGTCAACCAACACCGGCGGCCGTGACCCCACCGCCATCACCTGCCCGCGCAATGTCAACGTCTGCAATCCAACCACCTGGTCTACTGGTTTGTCTGCCATTTAATGCTCCTGGGTAATCACCGTGCCCACTCGTCGCGGCGATTCCACTTCGCCACTTCTGGCCGGTGAAATAACCATGCCTGTCCGTCGCGGCGATGTCACCGTGCCAAAAGCGGTAATGACGGCCATCACGCCTATGGCTACTGTTAAATCCTCAACGCTGCTTGCCAGCGTTAGGCTATCCAGCAAGACCGCCACCGCGCCGGGCGCAACGGTCAGGTCTGGCAGCGTGCCCGCCAGGGTAAGGGAATCCAGCAGAATAGAAACGGCCGTACTCACCGTTAGGTCTGGTAAAGTGCTGGCTAAAGTCAACACATCCAGTAAAGTGGCAATGCCGCCTGGCACAACGGTCAAATCAGGCAGGGTACTGGTCAGCAACAGGCTGTTCAGGAAGATAATGGTAACGGCCAATACATTCAGGTCTTCCACGCTACTAGCAAGCGTAAGGGGGTCTAAAAGAATGGAGACGGCGGTACTCACCACCAAGTCCGGCACCGAACTGGCTAAGGTCAGCACGTCCAGGAGAATAGCCACCGCACCGGGCAAGACGGTCAAATTCTCTACGTTGCCCGCCAGCGTCAGCACATCCAGCAGCACAGAAACGGCACCAGGAATGACGCTTAAATCTTCCACAGAACCGGCCAGCGTCAAGGTATCCATCGCTAAGGAAACTGCGCCGGGCACAACTGTCAGTGAGACGGCCGTACCCGCCAACGTGAGCGTGTCCAGGGTGATGGACACATCACCACCTCCAGCCGCCCCTCTCAGCCCGTCCCCACCGCGCAGAGTAGAGCCACCTCCCGACTTGCGTAAGACAAAAGTAGCCATTATGTATACCGTTGCCCCAATTTGAAATTCGCGCCGTAGAAGTCAACATCTACGATTCGGGCCGCGCTTGTACCTGTCTGCACGAGAGCACCGGCCAGGCTGGCCGTTGTCGGTAAATTCGCGCTGTGCGTAGCGACAATTGTTTTGTTGATCACAAATTGCCAGTTTCCGTTCTGTAAGCGCACCATCTCCAGGTCGTACCAATTTGAGGCAGTGACGGCCACACTGCTGGTATTCGTGGTGCTGGTGCTGGCCTGGCGCGTGACCGTGCGCCAGTTTGCATTGGTGGCCGAATCATACTCAAACCAGGCCCCGGCCGATCCCAGGGCCCCAGCCGTGGCCACTGAAAGATCAACACCAAAACCAAGTTTGATCGTGGAAGTGGTTACTGTGCCCGGTGAGATGATCCATCTCATGCGGGCTATATCAGTTGGTATAAGTGTTGCCGTTGTTGCGCTGTTTGCTGGATGGATGCGGGAGTTGTTCCCGGATGTAGTTCCCGTCTGCAACCTGAGTACGCCTGGATGTTTTGCCGTGCCCGTGATCGGCGAATTATTCGATGTACCTGCGGCCGTCGCGCCCCAGCACAATTCGCCTATCTCGCCCGTCTCTGTTGATCCGGCATTAAACTCTGCCTGCTCATCAAATCTATTGAGGACAAAAACTCGTTTGTCGGTTATCTGATTATTTTCAATGGTCGTGTCTGCGGCAGGAACGTAAACGGCCGCCAGACAGATATTATTAGCAGGCACGGCCGGAAGCACAGGCGAAGCGGCCGCCGTTCCCGCCACGGCCGAAAGTCCGGCATTGTAATCAGCACAAATTAAATCAATGCGCGGGTTGGTACTGTGAGCCGTCGTAATGGTGACATTAGCCGCTGCGATAAACGGAAAATAACCATCCACGCAAACCTGCCCGGCCGCCACCGCCACCGTCATATTGGGTGAGCCTTGTGCAGAAACAGCACAGCCGTTGATCACACCGTTATTGATGTAGCCTGCCACTAATATGTCCAGGTCTACCTTGTCCGGTTCAGCCTGGTCTGCATTAAAAGCGTCGGCTTCATTTGGAATCGTAAACGCCATAATAATCTCCGGTTGTCAATTACCTCATGCCCTGAATAGCCATTTCCCAAATCGCCAGAACAGGTATGTGCTGCTCAAGAAAAGCAGAAGGAGGAAAGGGCAAACGATCAAAGTCATGGACAACTCGCAAACAGTCGGCCGTTCTGCTCAACGGCCGGCCGGCTGCCATCCGCACAACCAATCTGCCGCGTTTCGCCGGGATCAATCAGCCACAGTCGCGGCCGTACACTTGCCTGTGCCTGAGCCAGGAGCAGAACCAATATCGCTATCAACGCAATCAATGACAGTAGTGGCCATCTACATCGTTTCATTATCGCCATGCCCTTTGGTCTGGCTGACCGCCAACAACGGCCGCCAGCCCCAATGCCTGCTGCGCCAGTAATATCTCAATTGCATCTGGCACCAACCCGGTATAAATCTCGGCCGTCTCCGTCACATCGTCATACGTCACTCGCGTAATGCGGAAGGTCAGCCCCGCCCCGCTGACCTGGGCCACGTCTTCCAGGAAGTTCTCCAGGCGAATGTTCACCCCCGCCTTGATTTGGGCGACAGGCGTTTGCCCACCACCCTCATTGCGGATGTAACCCTTCATTCGCAGTGGCCCAGAAACAATGAACTTCGGGTCTTTGTGCGCCGCCAGATAACGAGTGCCAATCCCGATGGCAGTAGAGTCGGAAGCAAACCCAATATCCAATGGACTATCCAGGTGAAACTCTCCCCATTTCTCAATGCTGGCCTCATCCTCAAATTCAACGTAGCCGCTACCCTCACCATCTTCTGTGTAGCGCACGACCACCATATTCACCAGTGAGGCAAAGTCCTGGATAATTTCAACTGATGCCTCCAGTTCCTCTGGTGTCACCGCGTAAGCTGCTTCAGTCAATGCCGGGTATTGCGACACCGCCAGCACGGGACGGCCGTCAGGGGTAGGTGCATCATCAGACGGCCGGAGATAAACTCGCCATTCATTGCCATCTTCGTCACCGAATGAGGCAGCACGAGATAAAATAGAGGCCCAACTTTCTGGCCCCACCGTATGAAATGGTTCCAGAGCCAGGGGAGAGGCTGGTGCATTGAGATACACCTCGGTGCTATTCAACACACCTTCGGCCGACAGGGTATCAATACAGTCCCGCGCAATCTCGGTCAGGTTAATGTCTGATGTTTCCGAGTAAACGGTGAGGCTAACCAGGCTGGCAAAAACGGTGCCATTGCCATAGCCACGTTGGTTGCCTCGTGAGATAAACTCAAAATACAGGGGGGTTGTGGGAGCAATAATGGTTAGAGTGGCCGTGTCTGAATCATCGGCCGTCACATTCCATATCGTAGTGCCTGCACCCCGATCACGCAGGCGCAACTCCCATTCTTGCCGATCTAGCAGTTCGATTTCCAGGAAGGTGACGGCATCCAGCGTGGCCGACGGCCGTAAGCGCAACCAGAACCCGCGCTCGTCGTTGATCCGAATCTCTTTCCAGTCCGCTGCATAAGTAAAGGTAATGTCACCGTCTTGGGCCAGCGTTGCCCCGCCTGAGGCCGTGCCATCGGCAATCGTCACACTCTCCCAACCCGTCAGCACATAAATCTCGTTGATGGTGACGGCCGTCAGGTCAGCCGATGGCGTGATCCGCCACCACAATCCGGCCATGCCATTCACCGTTGTTGCCCCAGTAACCACATCCTCAGACCACAGAAGCGAACCGTCTTTGGTGAACGGCATCATGTCATTGGTGCCTTTACTCTCCACCTGATTCTCTTCCGGTGTAATAGATGTCCAACCGCCAGTATCCGCGTTGTATCGCTGCACCCGTAGACGGGCTTCGTTGGTGTTTACCGTTCCTCCTAGATCGAAACGTAGGCCGCGAATTTGCGCCGTGTGGGAACGGATATAGAGATAATCATCTTTGGTCAGGGTGACGTTGACACTCGTGCCTGCGTTGTTGTCAAAGGCGTTGGTTAACACGGTGAACGCGCCGCCGTTGTTATGTTGGGCGGAAAGCGGGGTGTTGTCTCGTGGCTTGCCCGTATATTTCTCCAGGCCCATAGTGGCCGCGTTGTTGTTGACACTACTGCCCACATTGAACCGGAGACCATCAGCCTCTACATCTTTAGGCACCCGGATATACAAATAATCGTCCGAAGAAAGGGTGACATTGGGGCCAGTACCTGGATCGCCGTCAATAGCGGTGGGCAAATCGGTGAACGTGTTGGCATTATCCGCGTCGTCGTTATGGCGGGCGGCCGCAGGCGACAAGACGGCCACCTCGCTAAATTCGTAAGAAAAAACCACCTTCTTAATAGTTTCGCCGGACGGCATACCGTAACTCACCGCGTACATATCTCCGTCCACGTAGCTCTCGCCATTTACAGGCGTAAAGACCAGCCGAAAATGCTGGCGGTTCAGGCGAAACTTGCTCGTCTGCGCATTTAGGTCTTCCGTCCAGATTTCTTCCGTCAGTCTGTTATCCGCCCAGCGTTTATCAATCGTGCGCCGTGCCAGCAGTGCCCCCCAAAAGCCAGGGGCTTCGATGCTCACGCCTTGTTCTGCCCCCTGCCCCATTTGGAAGCCGCGCCCAGTCACCATGCCTTCATGCACGGCCGTCTGCCCGTCATAAATCACCAGCCGGTCACTTCCGTTTAGCAGCAAGGGTGTCTCTACCTCACGCGGGATAAACAGTTCCGCTTCGGCTGGCCCTTGCAGCCCCCGCGCCAAATGGGTGATAGAGGCATCGTCCAGGTCGTTGGCCGGCTCGAGGCGAGGCGTAGTGCTGAACTTCTGGAAGGCAGCCAGGGTTAAGTCGCTCATTAGTGAATTGACCAAAGGGGCGTTATCCAAATTCCCCGGAAAGTCCAGGTCACGGTAATCGCTGGCGCGGTAGTGTTGTCGCCAGGATACCAATTGATAATGTTGTATTTATGGGGATGCAGCTCCAGAGAACGGCCGTATACCTCCACACTGTTACCGTTAAAAGTCAGGGGCAAAGATGTGGATGAACTTGTAACCGCCTTACCGTTGTCGTAAAAGATGGTGATGTTGTTGCCTACCCTGTCCACCAACTTCATGGCGTTAAACAACAGGGCAAGGTAATCAATATACAACGCAGGCGAACCAGAATCACGCCTGGCAACAATCTTAACGGTATTAGAGGCCCCGCCCAACACCTCCTCAATAACCCCATCCATCATCTTTGCTGGACTGGCAAAATAAGAACGACCGATCTCGTAAAGCCGGTAGGTGGTATCGGTGGTTAGGGGCTTAAAATCCGTGTCCAGGCCATCATTACCCAGCCCTTGCCTGAACTTGACCCAAACGGCCGTACCAATGTCCCTCATCCGGGCAATCACCTGAATGTCTCTCCCCCTCAGCAGGTCAGGTCGTGCCACCTGTGCATTACCCACCACACCCTCAGATGAACCCACATTGGCGGCCACAGCCTCCCCTCCACACGTGCCTGCTTCTGCCACGCCAGATAGGTCGTAAAACTTGTTATCCATTGGGCTTACAAACTGTTCTAAGGGCAGGTTGTCTAGCCAAAATGTACGGGCATTTGAGAGCTGAGTAGAGTAGCTAGCAGCAAATTGCAGGCGCGACGAGGGTGTGTTGCCAGGTATTCCCCCAATAACACACCAGTTGTCGTCGCAGCCCTCTAGCACATCGTCGCCGTCATCCGTCCACAACCAGGGGATGGGCGAGAGGCACTGCCCCAGGCCGTCGCCGCCGTTGACGAAGGCACTGATATTGGTAGCATCGGCTAAAATCTCTCCGGCCGTCAACGCCCGGTCGAAAATGGCGAAATCAGAGAACGTGTCGTTGCCAGGGAACCCCCCCACTTCCGTTGTGCCGAGGTAGAAATAATCGCCAAACTCTCGTGGTGTGTAAGTATTGTCGCTGGCAATCTCCGTGCCATCACGGTAAATCTGCAATCCACCACTTCCGAACAGACCGGTGCTGTAAACGCAATGGAAAATTAGCACATCCCCCTGGTCAAAGGATTGTGCCGACGAGGTGGCTGTATTTGTGCCATCCGTGAAAAAAAAGGTGGCTGCGCCGCTGTTGAAACCGAAGATCATACCGCCAATCGTGTCATGGAAATATGTGGCATCTAACGGCCGATCATCAGCCTGAGACATCTTAACAACAACCCGCAATGTGCCTGCATTGGTAGACAGTAGAGTGGGTGCGGGAATTCGCCACCGCGCAACTGTGCGGGTAGATGTACTGGCGTGGGCCGTTCCCGACCAGGCGCAGCCAAGTAAATCGCCGTAACAAAGCGGGGTTGGATATTCCAATTGCTCCAATTGGAAACCGGCAACGGTGATGCTCTGCCCATTTACCACCTGAACACCAGTATTAACGGCCGAATTGATCCCTGTTACCGTCACGGAAACCCGATACCAGCCATTACCTATCGCCTGATAGGTGTAGGTATAGCTTGGCTTCTGGTTGTTGTAATACAACCAAAATTCCGTAGGGTTGCTATCAATCGCCCCGCCATCATGTCTCTTGGCGTAAACGCTGAGGCAATGGGTGTTGGTGTTGCCCACGTTAATGGACTGGGTAAATGTATTGTTGGACGTGCTGTTGCTAAACAGTGTGGCGCTGGCCCGCGTCCCCGGTAGAACAAATTCCGGGTCATTGTTCTCTGTCGCCGTCAGGCTACTCCCGGCCGTCCATCCGTTGTTCCATGTTGAGTGCCCAAACACTGAGTTTGTGAACTTATTCGTGATGGCCTCTGGAATGATCAGCCCCCGCGAACGGCCATCGGCCGTGCCAAAATTGTCTTCTACAATCCCGCCTGCCGCACTACCAAATCGCTGCGGCAAGCCCTGAGCATACGGCTTCACCCGCAGCGTTGCGTTGTACCCCGCTGCATACTTCCGCTGGTCGCCCATGCGGTAAAAATCATCTACCTGAGGTGTGCCCGCGTGAATAATCTCGTAGCGAACAGGCGCACCGTATTGCCCCCAAAGAGGCTCCACCGAGACATCATCATTGCCCTTCCAGCAGAAGAAAACGGGATCAGCCTTTGTGCCCGACTCGAGGAAGGCAGCCAACTGCTGCCCATTCAGGCGCACGGCCGCTTCGCTCCGCCCTGTCACCACCACTGGCAAATTGAACTCCACATCAAACGCCCGTTCAGACACCTTGTTGCTGCCACCGTAACGGTTCGCACTTGTGCCAAAGGCGAGCAAGGGTTCTTCCTGCGTGGCGGGCGGGACGAAGCTCTCCGCATCCACCTCGAAAGGTGCTTCATCCAGCCGGAGTGTTTTTGCGCCGCGCTTTAGGTATGCGATGTAGCCCATCTACCCTCCTGCCACCCGAATTTGCCGGGAACGTTTAGCCAATATCTGGCTAATGCGGTTTGCCAGTTCGGTAGCTGATTCGCCTGGTTGTTGAATGACGGTACCAATCAACGGCCCGTTGACGTTAATGCTGCCCATGTCTAACCCGCCCAATTTGTGATTTGGGATGATGTGTCCAGCCGTTGAAGGCATGAACACTTCCGGCCCACGTTCGCCAACTGTGTATAAGCGGTTGGGATAAACCAGCCCACCAAATGCCCGGCCGCCCCCACCGGTGGTTGAGCCAACCTCCTCATCTTTATCCCCGCCCGCCGCCTTTCCCGGTTCGCCAGTGCTAACGTAATTGGTTTCTACGGTCGTTCGCACGTGACGGCCGTCCAGGGCGTTCAGGCGTTCAATGACCTGATCAATGCCCGGCAGTGATTCCAGAAAGCCAGCCCCGATTTTTGCCCCTTCTTCCGTCAACCGACCGGAGGCATCCGCCGCCCGCCCCTGACTGGACGTTAGCTCGTCGTACATCACGGCCGCGTCTGCGGTAGTGATTGAGCCTTCCACCACCTTTTGATTCAGGGCCTCAATCTCCAGGCGGGTATTCGCCGCTTCCAGTCGCAAGTCCGCCTCCGCCTGGCTCATCGCCCCAATCGCCACCGCATAATCTAAGGTACGCTGCAACGCCTCCGGGTCTGGCGATGCTTCCGCCAGGGCCAGGCTGCCCTCCAGGGCCAGCTGCTGGTAAGAAGCGATAATCGCGTTGTTCGCTTCAATGGCCGCGTCTTTGGCCGCCTGCATGTCCTCAATGCTGCCGGTGTAAGCAGAGCCGACGGTCTCACCGGCCGCTTCTAGATCGGCACGTTGGGCGATCAGTTCGGCTCGTTGCGTGGCGGTCAGGTCAGCTTGCAACGCTTTCCAGGCAGTCAGCCATTCCGCGCTACCTTCGGTTGTGTTCTTGAGGGTTTCTTCCCAGGCTGTGCGCTGGTCTTCCGTCAGGTCGGCCGCCAACTGCTCGGAAATGTCGGCAATCTCCCCCGCGTTATTCCGGGTATAAGTCACCCACTCACCTTGAGCATCCAGGGATTGTTGTTGCGCTGCCAGGAAAGCCTGGACGGGCTCGGCCGTTGCGTTAAATGCACTCACCAGAGCGGTGTTAGCGGCAATCGTCGCCAGCCGCTGCTGTTCCAGCCCAATGGCAAACTTACGGGAGGCTTCATCGGCAGCAATGGCTTTGTCTGCATACATCTGGGCCATACCGCTACCCGTTGCCAGGGTTTCACTGTTCTGCTCCATCTGGTAGCCGACATTCTGGGCGGCCGTGAGCATGGCCTTGTCGCTGGATTCGACAGCCGCCGCCGCATGAACCAGGTTGTAATACTCCTCAACCGTCATTCCCAGCGTCTCCACATACAGTTCAAACTCGCGCCGGGCAACACCGGTGAAGGAAGAAACAGCCGTCTCAAACTCACCAAACGAACCTGCCTGCGCCGCCATCGCACGACCGGTCGCCAGAATCCCCTCCCGCATCTGGTGATGGGTGCCAGTCACATGCCCAGCAAAGCCACCCAGCATGTTGTAGGTGCTGGATAGCTTCGCGCCCTCAGCCGCCAAATCCTCCAGCGTCTTTGCGCCCTGGATGTTGTCGGCGATCATCTCCTCAACAGCGTTGCCATATTCGCCAGTGAGGGCAGCGATGGATGGTTTAATGTCGGTGGATACCTGTCTGGCTGCTTCAGCGAGATTTTGCACGGCGGCCGTTGCTACTGGCAGAGCGGCCGTGCCCAATGTTGCCAGGAACTCTTGCCACGCCGCCTGCATACCCCGCACCTGGTTGGCGTAACTATCAGAGGTACGAATCGCATCACCTTGCGCGTCCGTTGTGGAACGCATGATGATGTTCAGCCGCGCCTGGACTTTGGCCTGCTCCAACGCCGCGCCGGTCAGATTATCCCAACCGTTGGCCGCCAGTTCCGCTTTGAGCGTTGTCTCGGTGATGACAATACCAAAGGAGCGCACCGCCTCATGGTTGCCCACTAGCGCACTGCTTAGGTTGGCCGCTACATCGGAAGAGGCCAGGTTGTTGAAGCTGGCTAAATCCTCGGTCAGTTTGGTCAGGCCAACAGAGAGTTCCGCCGCCTGTTCACGGGCAAAGCCCAACGGCACAAACGTATCCTGGAAACTGGCTGCAAACCCCTGTAAATCGTAGAGTGAACGGTTAGCCTGCTCGCCAAATTGTTCAAGCTGGCTGGTGACACTATCGCCGGAGGAGCCAAAGACGACGTTAAACTTGCTCTGCATCTCCTCGATATTGCTGGCTGTCTGAATGGCATCCCGCCCAATCTTGAGGAGCAGCCCCGCCCCGCCAACGGCCGCGCTAATCTTCCCTAAATTGCCCAGGGCGCCGCTTAGGCCCTTGACCGATTGCTCGGCTTGACCTGCGCCCTTGCCGTCGTATTGGGTGATGATTCGGATTCCTAGCCGTTTTTCATTCATTCAAACAAAAAGGCGGCTCGTGAGTGGGTTCTCACGAGCCGCTGTGGAAGTTTCCCAGAGGGGCTAAATTCGATTTGATTTAATTTTACATTATCAAAGGATAGGGGTCAATTAGCAGGGGGAAGGGAATTGTTTGACGGCCGTCCCCTACCGCACTTATACTAACCCCATCTTAGCGTTGTTTCACCAAACAGGAGGAACCCCATGAAGCGTTACAAATACTTGAGCATGACCGTTGAAACGATGTGGGGGGATAAGCAGGGCTTCATCAACTACACCAGCCTCAACCTATATTGTACCCACGTAGACGTTTTAGACTGGCTGATAGACAAGGCTAAAATACATGCGCCCAAAGTGGAGTTACGCCATGTTCAACATGATGTCACCGGCACAACTTGTTTTTTGCAACTACATCGGCTAGATGGGAATGATGAGCGAATATCTCGCTGGTTGTTCAGGGAGTTGTGTGAAGGCGGGTGGGAGCCGTTTGACGTGGTGATGACCAAAGACTTTCAAGTGATGCACCTGCGCTACCAGGAAGAAGCAGTAGGCACACCAACGGCCGGTAACGCTGTAGAATAGAGGGTTGTAGCTCTCCGGCGAATTGCATATAATGCAGTCGGTCTTGTCTCGCAAGAGACACAAAAGCCCTGTCTGTTCCCAGCAGGGCTTTTGCTTTTATTCTTCATCTTCGAGCCAGGGACATAGCCAAACGCCTTGCTCATCCTCTGGCGATTTAGACATTACCCAAAGCCGGAAACGGCCGTTTCGCCGCTTGAACTCATTATCCTTCTCCGAAGAATAAATCCGCTCAATCGCCCAGGCATTATGTACACAATCCATCTCATATTCATCTTGCGCCAACGGGCCATCGGGGCGCGGGAAGTGCAACCAATTCCCGTAATAATCCAGGCACTCCCGCGCCAACGCCAGCGACCAGGGCGGTGGGCCATCCCGACCCTTCCGAATTATGTGACCCCATACAGCGCGGGCATTTTTTTTAAGGTCATCGTCTTGGCAAGATATGCCTCGGCCGCCAGCACCAGGAACGAGGCCAGCAGCAAAGGGGCTTCCTCCCCATCTTTGTGCTTCATCAGCTTTAACGGTATATCTCCCACCGCCCAACTCTCAATCAGTTCCAACGCCGCCCGGTATTGGCGCATGAAGAAGGTGTTGTCAATGTCGGTGGCTTCCACGCCGGGCAAAGCACGTAACGACTTTTGCCAACGCGAATAACTCGTCTTCGTCATCACCTTTGCAAAGGTCACGCTGCCAGTGTAAGTCTGCAAATCCGGCAACAAACCGGCAAGCATCGGTTCGGCCACGTCAATGGTGTTGGATGACAGCCGGAAGCGGGTCAACCGGGCGATCTTCGTCTGGCGATTCTCCAGGACGACGTAGCTGCCAAAATACGCCTCGGCACAATCACAAACCCAGGTAGCAAAAGGGATGGGTAGATCGTCTGGCACACGGCCGTCCACAATCACCACATTACGCAGATTAAACGCATCCGGGTTATGCAGGTTGGGCTCAACATCACCCTCTGGCATTATCTCCTCCAACGCCGCAATCGTCATCGCTGCCCGGTATTCGCGCAGCAAAGCATCGTTATCCGGGTCTTCCTTGTTCGCCAGGTTCGGCATGAGTGCCCGGTACCAACGTTTGTAATCACCTAATGTAAACGGGTTGGGGAAGATGAGTTTGGCGGAAACGGCCGTCACCCCCGGATAATCCTCAGCAGCGGCCGTATGAAAAACGTGTTGCGGTACGTAGACCTCCCGATTGCCCACGGCACATCTCCTATTATAGGGGCGGGTCTGAGATCCGCCCCTTACGATCAAGGAACTGCATCCCGATGAATAATACCGTCAACCACATGCGTCAACTGCTTGCTCACCGGGTTCGCATCACCCGCATTACCGCCCGTAAACGGGTTGGTCAGCAAGGCGACTTTGGCCGTGCGTCGTAACGCGCCAGAGGCACCCTCGTTATAAGACCAGCGAATGTAATAGCACCGTTCACCCGTGCCATCCCACGTGTCAGTCAGGAATTCCAGGAAGCTGTTGGCATCGTTCTCAAAAACCACATCCAGAACGACATTTTGCAAACCAGCCCCAGTCATACCCGCGATGACGTTGCCGCCAAAGGTGCGTTTCATCGCCGCTTCCTTGTCGCCGCCCGTCACGTCGAGCATACCCACCACACCATTCACTTCGTTCCAGGTGTGCCCGACATCATTCCAGGTCAGGCTCGGATCGTCGGAATACTCTACCAGCAGGTCTGCGCCGCTTGAACCTTCACATATTGCCATGATTATTCTCCTTGAAGCTGTGCGGACGCTTCCTGCCAGGCTGCGACCTTGCTTTCAGTCACGTCCAATGTTGTCGCTAAAGCGGCCGGGTCAGCCGCCACCAATTCAGCCAGCGAACGGATGCCAGCCGCTACCAGCTTCTCGGCCGTCTTGGGGCCAATGCCATCCACTTCCACCAGCGCAGCAGTCGCTTCCTCATCGGATACAGCCGCTTCCGTTTCCGCTAGTGGTGGTTCTGGCTCCTCTGCCCATTCAGCATAGCCATCCCTCACCAGCGAATGGGCATACGTCTGGCTCAGAACGACGGCCGTCTCGCCCGCTTTCACCTTAAACGCCTTAGCAAACGGGTCTAAAAACTTAAACCCATCGCCCGCTTCGGTAACAATGACTTTGTTCATACGTCCTCCGGTCGCAGATTCTCTGCGGTCAACAAATCGTTTCGCTCACCAGCACCGCCATCAGAACGCCGTGATACTGGTTCTCACTGCCACGCGGCCATTGAAACACACCCGCTTGTGGAGCAAAGCCGGTGATCGTTGCGCTGGGTGTGAGCTTGCGGTGCGTCGAAAAATAGCGGACATATTGGGCGACGTAATCCGTCAACACTTCCCACACATTCGCCACCCCGCCCGCTTTGCCAATCGTTTGGTACAGCAGCAAATCCACCACCCGCCAGACGACCTGCGCGTTCTTGAAGCTGACCATCTCAAAACCCTCAACGGCCGAACCCCCTTCCGCGCCCGGTGGCAGCAGCAGACGAATCGGCAGTCGGTCAGAGATAACGCTATTCTTCACCTCATCCAACGCCCACGCCGGAACCTCACGGCCGTTCGTGAGCGTGATGGTTTGGGCGGCTAACGCATTGTGAATTCCCACCAGGTCTGACATTACAACCTCACAAACGGCAGCAGCCGCGCCTGCACGTCATTGGGCAAATCGCCCATCAACAGGAGAATCCCATCTTGCGAAACCTCGCTCTCTTCCCGGTCGCGCAGGTCATCCTTCTGCATGTAGAGCCAATGAGCCAGGCGAATGGTGGCCGCCTTAATCGCTGCTGGCGGGGTCACGCTAAAAGCCCACCGGCCGGTGATACTGATCGCCTCCTCCCGGTCATCCTCATACGTCCAGGCTTTGGACACCGAAGATTTGATGGTCAGCGCGTACCAGGGCCAGGCATCACGCACGGCCGGCATCACCGAAGAGCCGCTAGAGACGGTGCGTAATCGCGGCGTGGTCACGTACTCATTCACCGTGACTTCCTCACCATCACCATTCAGCACTTCGGCGATCTGGCAAATGTCGTAGGGCAGGTGCAGGGTGCGGCCGTCCACCGTTTCCTCGCTGTAATCAATCAGCCGGGTTTCATCCGCATCCGCCTCAAAACAGCGATGGGTGACGTTTTCAACGATGTCCTGGGCAGCATCAATCTTGGCCTGCAACAGATCAGTATTGATGCCCTCTTCCAGCACACCCATCTCCTGCATCACCTCTTCCAGCGTGGCGTAGGCCATTATCAGTCCTTCGAGATTTTGAACGCGCCGCAGGTCACAGTGGTAACGGCCGAAAAGTCCACATAGATCGTGCCATCGTCCCGAACATACAGGTCTCGATCTTCCAATGAAATCTTTTGCCGCACCCCTGCGCCGATGGAGACGGTACGATCCGCAATGGCCAGCCCGCCTGCGGTGGCCGGGGTTTGAATGGTGACGGTGATGGACGAGCCACTACCGTTCAGCACTTCAATATAACTAGCCGCATTGCGGTCTGCGGCCACAGAATGCCCATCGGCATTGGCAGCCGAAAGGCTGACGATCAGGCCGTCCTTATCAATTTCGTTTACGGTTAGTGCTGTACGTGCCATGTGTTATCTCCCGATAAGAGGACGGCCAGGTGCCGCCGGCCGTCCTCATGGGCCACCAATAGGCGGCGACTACCCAGCGACGATAACGTGATCCAGGAAGTCGGCGTGCTGCGTGACCGGCCGTTTCGTCGGAACACCGATAAAAACGATGCAGGCGTTGTCGGTACCACTGACACCGCTCACATCCAGCGTGACGTATCGGTAATCGTTGTTGATGTCCAGCTTGCGGGTTTGCACCTCGATAACAATCCACTTCTGGTCATCAGTGCCCGCTGAATCAGTATCGGCTGCCCCCGTGATGTCTTTCGGTGTGCCGTTGACCGCTGTCGCCTGCTGTACCTTGAAATCCAGGGCATCGGCAATCACGTCCAGACCGACCAGAAACGCGAACCGCTCGAAGCGAGAGACATCAATGAAAGAGCCAGAGGCGGGAAATTTCGCGTTGGTGAGGGCAGTCAGACCCGGCTCTAAAACCTGGATGTACAGGTCTTTGCCTATAGAATTGAGTAACATGCTCATGAGAGAATCCTCCAAGAAAGGGGCGGGGCTGGATAGTCAGCCCCGCCGGATTTTTATGCAACTATGCCGCCACCTTTTGCACGGCCGCTTTCCAGGTCTCAACCGGTCGGCCACCAACGCGCTTGCGCACGTGCAACTCCACCTTGTTGATCCCTGTGTAACTGTCCTGCATCCGCATCACTGTCAGGCCAGCCCGGTCTACAATGTAGTAGCCGCTCATGTCCGCGAACAGGATGGCGAAGGCGTTGGCCGCTACGTCAGGCATCGCCTCAGATTCCAAAGCGGGACGGCGCAGCAAAGTACCCTCTTCGCTCAAGTCGCCGAAGGCAAAATCTGAGCCAGTGCCGCTGACGGTGAGGGCTTCGATGTCGCCGTAGGTGTCGCTATTGGCAACAAAGCTGCCCCGGCCACGATATTGGGAGGCCACACCGCGCTTTAAGGCTTTAATGCCGGCCGTCGTAAGAGCGGACGCGCCACCGGAGTTGACTTCCGTCAGGCTCAGGCTGTTTGCCGCACCCGGCAACCAGCCCAGCGGCTTTCCCACACCGTCGCCTATCAGGAACACCTCATCCTCATCAATGGCTACCGTCATCACGACGTCGTCTTCTACCAGTGTCGTCAGGTTGGAAGCATCCTCAACCAGCGAAGTAGACATCGGGATTTTGTAGGTGTAGATGTCGGCGATAACCGTTTCCATGCCGAGCGTGGCGTTTTGTTCGGCTGGGGCCTGGGTTTCTGTTCCCCACTGACCGCGCAGGTTGCCCACGTAGCGGTCATTGCCACCGCTATAGACGGGCACTTCGATGGAGTTGCCACGCACCAGGGTGATGACACGAGCGCCGCCACCGCGTACGGCCGTCAGGCCAGGTAGACGCCGGGCGATGTTCTCCTGCATGTTCGGTGGCACCGCGTACCCACCCAGGCTACCCTGCGCTTCTACCATCGCGTCCTTCAATTCGCGCATGTCCATGCCGTCTTGCAACGCTTTGATGACGTAAGCCGGGGCAAAGACCTGCCGCTTGAGCAACTTCACCTCTTTCGCATCCATCTCGCCAGTACCGAAGCGGATGTATTTGGCGAAGGCGATGTTCTGGGCCATGACGAACGCCTTGTAATTACCGCCAGCTATTTCGTCCATGACCAGGTGTTTCACCTCGTCATCGCTCTTACCGCCGTAGCGCACGTTGTACAGGATGTCCGTAAACTTCTTTTCTTCATCCTCGCCGGGTACGTTGTAGCCGCTGTCATTGACGGCCGGTTCTTTAGCGAGTTTGGCTTCTAAGGCCGTTACCTTTTCTCCGACTGCGGCAACGCCGGTTTTCACTGCGTTGGTAATCAATTTTTCAAGTTCTTCAGGGGGCATGTTGAAATCCTCCGATTTATTCGATTGGGTTATTACTGTTTCTTTACCAGGGGCAGGGGTTGGTTGTACGGCCGTCGCGGTTGCGGTTGAAGTGGAGACAGCCATAGTCTTCACCTCCTGTAACAACGCCTTTAGGCCGGGCAGCCTGGCTGCCTGCTCCTGGGCATAAGACTTGAGGGGTACAACTTTGGTTTGTTCCGGGCCTGCGGCCGGTGTGGGGGTCAGGCTGGCATCCAATCCCAACGGCCAGGTGGTGATGTGGTACGACTTACGGCCGTTGCTCCCTGACTTCAATTCGCGCCGCACCAGGTGGGTGGCCGTGCCAGACGACCAGCCCATCTTACCCATTTCCGTTAGCTGGTAGACGGCCGCTTCGTATTCGTCGGCCAGGTCAAGTTGTGCCTGAATCCAGACACCCACCTTGTCAACCTTCAGGCTTGCCAGCCCTTTGGCGAATTTGCCGCCCAGACGCTTCACGCCTAACGTGGCATCCAGCCCGTGCTGGTAATAGACCAGGCACTTCTCATGCGGGCCGAAATCCGTCTCCGCATCGAAGAAATCATCTTCCAGATCAGGGGTGTCCGCGTCGCTAAACTTCACCAGATAGCCACCGACGATGCCCGCGCCTAGAGCCTTCACCTCACCGCCAAAGCTGACGGTGGTGTTCTCTAGCCGCTCGGCTTCCACCCACTCCGCTTCCACCAGCGTCCACGCCTCGCGGGGTTGCAAGACCACCTGCCCGTCCACGATGGTGTAATCCACCCGCCAATACCCGGCCCCCTTCTGGACAATGGCAAAGCCGTCGTAAACATGGGAAGTCCAGGCATCATATTCACGGCTGGCTTCTAGCACGCGCCAGATGGCACTAAACACCGCGCTTACTACGTCATTGAGGGCGGTGGCTTTCAACGGTTCGTTGCCAGCTTCCGGTTCTGGTTCAGTCGCAGGGATTGGTTCGACTGGGGTTGTTGCTTCTACGGCCGTCGGCTCAGTCGCTTGTGTGCCGCTGTCGGCCGTGCCGGTGATGGTGATAGCGGTTACTTTCGCGTCGCTGCCGGTGGTGACGGCATTCGTGCTGTCATTCACAGCGGCGATTTTCATTTCTTCTTCTGAAGGCATACTGACCTCCAAACAACAAAAAAGCGGCTTGTGAGGGGTCTCACAAGCCGCTGTCGGTTTCCCAAGAGGGGCATGAATTTGTTTGATTTAATTTTACAGAAACAAAACAAAAAGTCAATCAGACTTCATCGCCTCCAATAACTCGGCAAACCATCGCCGTGCTTCAGCCTCCGGCATACACTCTGACCAAACCGCAATCACCTTTTCCCTGGCCCGGCGCATCGCATCTGCATCAATAATGCCCGGTCTGGCCGGTGGTTTGCGGCTCACGGTGATTCGGCTCCGTTCATCCGGTGTGGGGACAGGGCGTTTGTAAGTAGCCGCTTTCGCCTCGGCCGCCGCCCGTGGCACCTGCCAGTAGCCGTCCACCTTCGCGCCCTCTATCTGCCTCGTCTGAATCCAGATGCCGATGGTGGAAGCGTGAACGCCAATCAACTCACCCGCTTCTTTGGCACTGATCATGTCGCTCATTTTATCTTCCCCACATAGGCGGCCAGCCTATCCGTCAGCCCTTTCGTTTTGGGTACCTGAAACGTTATATGAGAGTGGATAACAGTATCGGTTGTCACCTTCGCCAGTTTCTCCTTGAACTCCGCTGCCTCCTCCCCGACTAATTTCTTGGGTAGACCATGCGTAAACGTGACGGTGAGCATCGCCACCCCCTGGTAATCATGCTCTTCCACATAAACAATTTGGTCTGTGTTGATCGTTAGTTTTCCCACTTGGATAAACATCATGTCTCCTCACGGCCGTCACGACCGCAAAACCTTATCCACTTCCTCCCCAATCTCCTCAAGCACAAAATGGGTATTGGCATCCAGCACTTCCTGATCCGTCTGCCAGCGTCCCTGGTGGATGCCCGCTTGCTGCCCCTCACCCTGCACATCTGGGGCGTAAGGCGTGTTGTTGCCGATAATCGCCTCCATCGCAAACAGGCTACTTTTCACTTCATGCGCCCAGCTACGGCCGAGCTTGCCAGTGCGCCGGTATTTGCTGTCGGGCGGCGGTGGTGGGTACTTCGCCATCTCCGTGCGAAGCCGCGCCCCAATCCGGTTGAACGCTGGCTGGAGGAAGTAAGGCTTGCTCAACACCTCCAATAGCGCGGCGATTTCCTCATCGCCAATCAGTTCAATCTTATATTCGCTCATCAGCTACAAAGTGGGGCGCAGCAATATGCCGCACCCAATCACGGGCAAACTCAAAGCCCAGGCCACAGGAGGGGCAAACGTAGACGGAGTGAAAGCCAACCACCACCCGACCGTGAACCTGCAAGGTAATGGGGTTAGACCCACTGTCCAACAGGATACGGCCGTTCGCCCCCATCAACAGCAACTTCACCCACCCCTCCTTCGTGTCCACCTCCGTCGTCAACGCCGTCACATCCGTTCCATTCAGCAGCACAACCCTCACCTGTTGCGCTATCGGTTCGTTGGCAGTAATGTGCATAGAGTTCCTCCAAATCGGCCGGTGTCAGGATATGCCCCACGCCGTCCAGGTAAATGAGGCGGTACGGCCGTCCTGCCTGGTCGGTGGCTGCGTTTTTACTCAACTTGATTAAATCAGATTTAATCATACATTATATTGGCATCGTCATCACGAATCAAGCAGCAACCACATACGCCTCTTTCGCCAACCCAACAGATTGTTCGTGAAGCGGGCCGCAAATATCACATACAAGTTCATCATTCGCCGTCAGCCATATCCAATGCCACTCGCCATTCTCCTGCTTCTCCAACGTCACATCGCAGCGGCAGCGCACATGGCTATCATCCGGCGGCTTGCGCTCCGGCGGGAGGTCAGCCAGGCCACTCGCCATGTAACCGGCCACCTTGCCCTCAGCATAAGCCCGCGTCGCTTCCGTCTCGGCAATCATCTGCGCCCGGTCTACATTGAAGATTGCCTCAATCCGGGCGGTGGCTGGCTCATTGGCGAAGATGGGGCGGATGCTGTTAGCCAGCTCCTCCATGTCCCCACCCTGCTCAATCCAGCTACGCAGCACCCCCCGCAGACGGGTGGCCGTTGTATTGTTAATGCCCGTCACCAGGTCAAAGCTATAGCCCTGGACAAACTCGCTGGCGGCCGCATCTGCTAATGCCCAATCTACGCTGATACCCGTACCGATCAGGGTGTCGGCCACCATTGCCCCACCCGCTTCGGTGCCACTGGTGAGCAGGGTAGCGACGGCCGTCAGTAAATCTTCGGAGTTCGCCGCCAGGATGGTCTCAATACTGGCGATGATTTCATCTTCAGAACGGCCGTGCCCGTTGCGAATTGCCCGCAGTTGCTTTTGCAGAGCCACATGAATATCGGTGACGGCCGTCTGTTCAATGTCACCCAGGTCATCGTTGTCATCCCGATGAACTTCCGCTTTTAACGCGAGCGTGGACGCGAAAGGGCCTTTCGGGGCGAAAGGGGGCAGCAAACGCCGCCTTCACCTCCTCCGCCGTCCCCGCCGTCAGCAACGCCTGGCGAATGGCAATCGCTTCCTGTGAGGTCAAATGCTCTGGCGCAAAGGGGATGGCGTAAGGTGGTACATCTGGGAAACGCTTAAGTACCTTACGCTCCCAACGGCGTACTTCCTGCTCTTTTTCCCTGGTGCGCTCGGCTTCGCCGAGCGCACCAGTTTGTGTTTCGGTAGCCTGAGCCAAATCCACCAGCCCGGTTAATGCCTCTTGTTTCTCTTGCGCTGTGCTCGGTTGGTAGCCCGCCGCCTGGCGCAGCTCATCGGCCGTAATCGCTCCCCGGTCAAACAGGCGGGTAGCATCCAGCACCTTCCGGCTTTCCTGCCGCTGGAAAACCTCCAGCAGGTCTGGCCGGGCCACCAGCCTCAACCCCTGAGATTTGAAGAAGGTTTTGTTCAGCTTCTGGAAGATAAGGTTTGCCTCCGGGATCATGATTTTGTTGTAAAAGTTGATGTCTTCCACTTCGGCCGTTGCGAAATTCGCCGAACCACCGATAACGGCCGAACCCGCCCCACCCAACAAAGCCACTACAATACCCTTCTGGGCACTGTCCTCGATATTCGGGATGATCATGTCCTTGAGCGGCGGGGTGAGCGTCTGGAATTTGAGCGAGGAATTCAGCACTTCAATCCCAAAAGCGTTACCAATCCCCGTCATGATCTTTTCCAGGTAGCTCTTAATTCGCTTACGCTCTGGCTCCTCCGGCCGTGTCTCGGCAAACACCACCATCGTCGGCATCGCCCCCTTCTCGAAGAAGATTTCGATGAAGCTGTCCATGTTATCGGCAATGCCCGCTTTCCGCGCCGCCACCTGACCAGGGGCAACACCTGGCCCCAACTCCTGCAAGCCCGGCCGCCAGACGTAAGCCATCTCCTCCACGGGAATCGTTTTGTTGATACCGTTGGCGGTACGGCCGAAACTGACCAGACCTTTGTAGCGGGTGTAATTAGGGCTGATAGTGCGCGGGTCTAACCAGCGTACTTCCGTCACCTTCACCCGATTCTTTAACACATGCCAGTAGGATGCGGCCAACAGACATTGCGCTAACTCCGTGCGCCACAGCAGATCGTCCAGGTCAATCTCAAAGGGCAGGTTTTCCTCAGTCAACGGCTTGCCGTCGTCATCAAATTGCGGTGAGGGGAAATTGGCAGTAGCAACCTTCTGCCCGGTTTCCACGCTTTCGATCTGGCGCGGCATGGTGGCCAGCGAAGAAGCACGATGCTCCACGCAACGAAAGAGCGTCACCACCCGTTCGTAATACTGTGTCGGGTCTTTGGCGGTAGTCGTGCCATTGCGGAACCACCGTTCAATGTCGCTGGAAGAGACGGCCGTCAGAGGAATATCCTTCATGCCATCGCCATCCAACAAGTAAGCGTTCAGTTTACGGCCGTCGCGGCCCGAAGCTATCTTCATAGCATCCTCGTAACCATGCCGCTGCCTCCCATAACAACGACACAAAAGCCAGGCCAACAATGGCACTGGCAAACCCCGTTAATGCGCCGAGCAGTACGGCCGGCAAACTTCGCCCACGCCGCCGCGCCGCATTGCGTTGGGCAATATAGGCATCCCAATCATTGACGTTAATCGCTCTTGTCGCTCGGTTATCTGTGCGGTTCATGGCCGCGCCTTCTTCTGGCGAGCCACCAACCCCGCCCGGAAATGTGGTTCTGGTTTGGTGGCTCTAACCGTGTTCGCCGCTTCCCGATTGATTCGGCGGCGAAGTTGGCGCACGGAGATGCCCAAAGCACGGGCAACGGCCGTCTCTGCCGCCACCTGTCTTTGCACTTCACTCGCCTTCGCCGTAATACGCTCTGTCTTCTGTTCAACCCACTGTTTAATTTGCATGATGTTCTCCTTTGGGCTGCACCCACCCCGCCACTCCTACCATGACAGCCAGCTTTCGCGCAGGGCGGCGGCCGTGCAGTAATTCTCCGCATGGGCGAAGTGATCCGGCCCGTTCTCCACGTAGCGGGCAATACCATCTTCCAATTGGCGCACCGGGGCTTTCAGTTGGGCGTAGTAATCTGGGATGTCGGTAGCATAGGCAGGCAGGGTGTTCTCTGGCGCACCGCCGATAAACCGCGCCAGGGTCATGTCCATCATTCGGGTTCTATCCAGACTAACCACTCCCTCACGGCCGTTCCAATCAGCCGGTTCTACTTTCTTTGTGCCCACGTCGCTGCCAGTGTAATAAGCCAACCAGACACGGCCGTCTGTGAAGCTGGCTTGCAAGTCTCGCGCCTTACGGGTCTCCGGCAAAGCGTCAATCACGGCCGTCTGCACGTTATATTGGTGAACGAGACGACCGACTTCTTCAAAGCTATCCGCATGCCCGGCAAACCGTTGCGGCCGTTCACCGTCAGAATTACGCGGCCCACGAATGACCACATGCAGCACCCGCCCCACATCTACTCCCATAAACGGCCGCTCACCCCGCACCGGCCCATGGGCATAATCGCGGCGACACTCATCAAGCACCACATCGGTAATGTTCGCCCCGCGTGGTTTGTAAGGTAGCCCCAAATCCTGGTTTACCGTCTCCCGCCGCTTCGTCTCGTCCACCTCCTGCAAACCCGCCACTATCGCGTCCAGGTTTCCGGTGGGACTGAACAACTTGGAAAGGTGGAAGCCTGCAACTGGCTGACCTGGTTGGCCAGCAATCCACTCTCCGGGAGCGAGGCGGTCTAATTCCCCATCGCACTTGCGGCAGGCAGCAAAGGCACGGCCGTCTTTCATCCCATGCCAGACAACCGGCCGTTCCAGCTGATCCCACTCCGTCACAACCTGGTTGATGGTGATGGGCTGGCGTTCGCCACAATGGGGGCAAGGCACGTGCCATTCGCGCTGGTCAGATTTCAGGTACTCAGCATGAATTCCCCGACCAACGTAGGTTGGGGTGCTGATGTCCCGCTCCTCAGCAATGGCACTATGGCCCAACCGTTTGCGGGCTATCGCTGGCGCACGGCCGTCCATCTCATCCCACTCATCCAGGACGATGATGTCCGCATCCACCGATTTCAATTGCGGGGCCTGACCGTTCGGTTTGACGTGCCCACCACGCAGATACAGGAAGTTGTCACGAATCCGCTTGAGGGTGATTCGGTCTGCGCCGCTTTTCTCCTTGCCTGCCCCATCCACCACAACCCGCGCCAGATAGCTGGAGGCTTCAATCGCCGGGCCAATGCGGGCAGAAGAAAAGTCGCTGACGGCCGTATCAGTGGGGAAAACATACAACACCGTAGCCCGTCGCTGATCACAGCCATGAATGGCGTAGCTCACCGCATACTCGCTAATACCCTCCTGGGCACACTTCATCACCACCATCCGTTGAGCAGTGCAAGCATAGAGCGCGGCTTGGTAGGGGTAGCTGACCAGATCAAATGGCACACCGGGTTTTAAGGCGCGGCGATAGACGGCCGTCCAGGAGAGTAGATCAAGGCCAGGGGTGTGACGGCTACTAACTGCTGGCCGCGTTGTCCGCCGTTGCTTCTCCACCAGGGCGGAAGCCAACTGCTGCTTGTAGGTTAGCGATGATACGGTCAAGGTCATCTTCCTCAACGTCGCTTAAATCAGCATGAGCCATGACGATAGGCTTAGGGGTAAACAGGTTGACATTCTCCTTATCCAGCCCCAGCATCTTGGCCCGCCGTGCCATCACATCCAGGATGATTTTGGCAGCGTCCTTATCGAGCGTTTCCCGGTTGGCATCAAGCCACCGCCTGACCGCCTCCGGGTCTGCCAGGTCAACCCCCACCAACGGCTTTAACCCAACAGCCGTCGGCCACCAGGCGGCTGTTAAATCATCCAGGCGCAGCAACTCAAGCGATAAAATCTGTTCGGCCGTCTCCGACGTTTTCGCCACCAGTTCGTCCAGCACATGCACCACATCCCGGTGAGCCATCGCCTTGTTATAGGGGATGCCCAGGCTCTGGCTCATCATGTCGGCAATGGCCTGGAAGGAGAGGCCGGTCTTGCGTAAATCCGCCGCCATTTGCCGACGCTCTGCCAGTTTGATTTTTGCGGCCGTGTTTTGCTGTGCCACGTCTCGCTCCTATGCGTCTCACAAGTCCCTTCTGTATCATTCGCCTGCAAATATCACTATCCGAAGGCAAATAAAAAGCGGCACACCATCAGGACATTTGTCCATCAAATGTGCCGCTGTCAATTACGAGAGGGGCGAGTTAAGCGCAGTCCTCTGCGCCGTTAGCGTTCGATTTTGATGCGTTTATCTTCCGGCAATTGCAACAAATCCTCAACATTTTCAAGAGCCGGGATGGCCAGCTTGACGATGTTCGAGAGTTGCCGTCGCAAGTGCATCAATTCTTTTTCCATTTGTTTATCGGGGATAGGCGAACGGCCGTTGCCACTCGCCTGGGTACAATTTACCATGTTGCCTCAAAGTCACTGCCAATACTCCTGCTGTGCTGCTGCCGCTGTTTTGTGGCGGTAATCGGAAAAGCGCATAGCATACGGCCGCCATTTGCCGTATCCATTTTGTTTCCACTCTTTGCACATCAAGCAACCGCCGCCAGGCTCGCCCAGGGCTGCCACAGGGAAATGGCAGGGATGGTTTCGTGGTCTATAACCAGGTCCTTTCATGGTCTCCTGGTGGGCTGTACCTGTGGTGTCAAAAACATAGTTAATCTGGATCAATCGGTTACTATCCGTAGCAGAATCGCTTGGTGTCCATTCATAAAAACGGCCGCACTGACAACGATAGCGATGATTGGCGGCCGTTGTCAGTTCCGGTTCTGTTCGCCTCATGGATTGCCCGCAATGAGGGCATGTCAAGAGAGGAGAGGTTCGGCTCATGCACCTGCCCACCGTTGCATCCACACCACATCGGCGTAGCCCAGCATATCCAGGGTGTTGTTCACAAAATCGGCTGTTTCGCTGTGCAGGCGAATACGTGACATGTTTTTAACCAGCCAGTCGGTCATATCGAACGAACCAGTGTAAGCCATACTTGCGCCCATCCAATCAGCGACCATTTCCAGGGCGAAGTGGGGCGGCATTGGCACGGCCCCATTCTCTACCTTGCTCCCCTTCGGGCTGTAGCCGTCAGGGAAGATGTAATACTGCCAATGATGGGGGTTGTGGTGGATATGGTGCAGCCAGGCGTTGGCCCAGCCGTCTGGATCACCGCTATCTCCTGCGTATTGACGGGCGTATTGGGGAAACTCCTGCAGGGAGAATTTAGAGGCATCATGTTCTGCTAGTTGTTGTGGGTTGACCCCTATTTGCAGGCCAGCCTCGCGGACATAGGTGATGTGATTGATGAGGGATTGGAGATACTTCTCAACTACAGACCGGTCAACACCCCGTTCGGTCGGGTTCAAGACGATCCCGTGTAATGTCTCTCTACCCGCGAGACCTATGTCAATAACCTTTATAGTCAGACGGTGGCCGATCTTTGTAATCTCGTAATCCATATGGTTACTCCCCCTCAGCAATCCAGTTAATGGTCATCTGCCCGGTGAACTCCACCGAACGCACCCACACTCCGGCCACGTCCGACCCCAGCGATTGGCACATCACCAACACTACCTGGTCTGTGCCGCCACAAACAACCACCGGCGGCTCTGTAAAGCCAGATAGGGATAAGGCGGTCAGCGTATCTTGCCCGGCAATCACTTCCACCGTTAACCGACCAGTTTGTGTGATTTGCCGCGCCTTACCGGGCACAGTTTTGGCAGCGACGGCCGTTGTCACCGACAACAGAATCAAAAAGGCGATCAGAGCGGGGAGATGTCTCTTGTTCATGGATTCCCTCACAGTCTGGTTTTGAATTAGTTTGATTTTATTATATTTAATTTTCTGGCGCAATGGGGCATTATTCCTTCCACCCCGGCGCAATTGGCACAGCTTTCTCTAATTCGATGTCGCTTCTCACCTCGTTTCCCCAAACGTCCCAGCCAGGCAGTTTGCATCTGGCGAACAATTCAACTCTCGGAACATCGCCCATCAGTTCTACAATCCGCTCACGGAAGATGCCCGGCTTTTCTGAGTGTTTACCCACTGGAGCAGATACCACTGCGCGGACACTAGCATCAATCCGTTGTGGCTTGCCCCGGACGGCGATCAGGCAGTTCTCGCTGCCTTGCCGGGTATAGAAGCCCATGCCAAAGAAGGGCAACCCGTTTTTTGTCTGTTTGTTCCAGACAAAGCCGGTCATGGTCTTTAGCGTAAACCCCCACCCCCGCACCACATCTAGGGCTTCTTGTGGCTGGCTGGCAACCCACCACATGAACAGGATACTGTTGTCAGCCGCAATAGAGGCGACTGGCAAACGCGCAATGTCACTTGCCGACATCACTTTGTACTGTGCCGACGCACCAGAAATCATAGACCCGCCAGTGTTTTTGTTATTGAATACCCAGGGAGGATCGGCGTAGATGATAGTGTAGCTCACGGCCGTTCCTCCTCTCTGTGCGGTAAAACACTGGGATTGAGCAACGTATGTAAATCAATCTCGCAGCCCGCAGCAATCCGAGCAATCGTCCACAGTGAGGCCCCGCCCACGCCTCGCTCGATGTTGGTAATTTGGGCACGTGATACTCCGACTCGCTTGGATAATTTTTGCTGAGTTAGCCCGGCTCGCATACGAGCGTACCTGATGCGCTGCCCCAGCGTTATCATGAATTGTTGCTCGTTCACGGCCGTTCCCCCTCTGATTCCAGTATAGGGTTTAGGGCATCTAAAGTATGGGTGAATAACCGGCTACACTTCTTCACCATTTCCTCGCTGCTCACCGCTACCGCGCCCAACGTAATCGCCCGCTCCCGTTTGCTGGCCACCAGGTCGTAATGCGGGTGCAGCCGGTGAGACCGGAAGAAGGCACGGATGCCTAACTGCTTTGCCATCTCATGTAACTCCGTCAGATCGTCCTGATCGGTCATCATGTGGCACCAACGGCCGTGCCGTGTAGGGTATTGGCATAAGTCGCCTACGTAGATAGTCACGGCCGTTCCTCCTGTTCGTTAAAGCGGCGGAGCAGGCTACCACCTCCCGGCCGCACTTCGTAGCCAAGTTCGTGAAATCGGGCAATAAGAGCCTGTGGGTTGACACCGCCACGAGCCGCCACTTCACGGATACCCATGCCTATTGCATACAAGTTGTGCCAACGGCGCACCTGTTCCTCATCAGCCTCAGCCAGACGTTTGGCTGGTCTATTGCGCGGCCTTTTCCATCTGGTTTTGTTGGGGTTTTTCTTACTCATACCGCTCCTCCTCACCCTCACCCGCTAATAGTTTCCTGAACAAGCTCTTGGTTTCTTCGGTTTGACGCTGTGCTTCTTCTAATGGTGGGGCACCATCTACTGGTGTCCACCAACATTCAATACCCCAAATCACAGACCCGTCATCAAGGTGGATCTGTGGATTCTCCCGCACCACGTAGTAAGCCATTCTGTATTTATTTCGTTCAGCCCACTCCGTCCATTTTTCAAAGTGTTCAAAAGCAGCGTGGAGATCGTTTCCTTCCGGTTGTGGGCAAGGGTCATCATCAAAATTCACATCGCCCAATGCCGGGAGCGGATTGTCTTGTTCATCGTTCCACTTCATAAACGATTTATAGTCAAACTCCCTATCTACGCTATAGATCGAAACATTAACGGAATATGGCTGATCGCCTTCATAAGTCCCGATTTGACCAGCGGCCTTGCCGTCCGGTCTGCAATCTTCAATTATCAAAACTTTCATTCCTGGTTCGTGTTTCATCTCATGCTCCTAAAAACAAACTCATCTGCTGCGGCCAGGGACGGCCATTGCCCAGAGCGCGTAGACGCTGTATTTCGGTTTGCAGATGCTCAACCACCGCCTCGTATTCGTCATCAGCAAGCAGCCTTTCACCTAAAATAGAGGCTCGCTTCTGTCGGAATTTGATCGAGCCAAGTTCGTCAGCGATCATGGCGTATTGAAGGGAGATGGTATTGGTTGGCTTCATGCTTGCCTCCCTTGTATCTCCTTCCATGCCTGCATGATATTCAGGCATGACCGACGAAACGCCTCATAGGGGGCATCAGCACCGGCTCCACCATCTCCCCAGGCACGGCCGTCAAACTCCTGAATCGTGGGCCAGTACCCACGCAGCGATGTTTTCGAGCTATCCCAAAAGGCACAAAATCGCGTCGCCATTTTTTGCATCATGTTTCCGTCGACGCTGATTACATGCAGGTGAGAGCGGAATAAATCGCGTTGGTTCGCTTTCCGCTTCCGGTGATAGCCACCGGCAAGAGCCATCTGCTCTTGCGGACTACCGCCAAGCAGGTGTACCGGCCAGCCATGAAACTCCCAAACTGGTACGGCCGTGCCACCGTGATTGGTTGGTACACTGTAGCCTAGGCGAACCTCTTTGCCGCCTATCATACGGGGCAACCGGGCAACACCGCCAACCACTTTGGGGATGAGCATGATTACATTAACGTACTGGGTGGCTTGCTCTGCCCAATCCAGGACTTCGGACAATTGCTCTGGTTGCTCCCAATCCAGCACCGAAGCCATGTGTGGACGGTGCTGCGCCAGAGCTGCCATATAAGCATCCCGGTTGGGCTTCTTCCAATCCTGGTCAGCAAAGTGCAGGGGGCCATAGACAGTATCCGGCAACTGTGCGCCATAAAGAAAGCCTGCATCTCTGGCGATTTCATAAAAGCGCGGATTACCACCGCCGCAGTAGATTAGTTCAATTGCAGTCGCCATAGGTTCAGCACACGGCCGTTCTTGGTGGTTTCCTGCCCTTCCAGAACAAAGCCCATTCTCTTGTACCAATCATTCGCCCGCAGGTTAGCCGGGCATTTAGCAAAAAGGTTGGTCGCTCCTGGCAGAGAGGCCAGTCGGGTTAGCATCGCCGCGCCAATGCCCTGCCCCTGACGGCCGTGCTGTACAATGATTTCCCGAATGGTCAGTTGCCCATCACGCCGCAGGTGGAAGTGACACATCCCCCCATCCACCAGCAGTAATTCGCCCTGTTCGTTGGATTCGTTTAGCGTCTCGAAGATCATGCTTGCCATCCTTCTATCAGTGGATTCGGGTCACGGCCGTATCTCCAAATAACCGGCAATGCTGGCAGCATCCACCGCTTCCTCGAGGCCAACAACAAGATCGCCAATGACTTTGTTCACAGAATCTATCGGACTTGCCCCGTATTTTTGACGGGTCTTCATGTTGTGAGCGCGAAGGCTTGCCGCCGCTTCTGCTACCGGCCGTATTGCCGCAATCTCTGCCTCAAGTTGGCCGATAATTTCCACCGCGCTTTGGTGGGCACGGCCGTCTACGCTATCTATGTATTGTTTTTGTTTAGATGTGTACATTGTTGCTCCTTACAACAGCGTCGCCACGCAACGCTCCAATAATAGTTCCTCGGCAATGGGCGTAACCGCATTGCCGTATTGCCGCACCTGCTCCCGCTTGTTACCTAGAACGATATATTCGTTATCGAAAGCCATCCCCCGGCCAATCTCGCCCGGCTCCAACATGCGGAAGCCACAGTCCTCAACTCGTATTTCCTGCCCCGGCTGCACCAGCGCGTGGCGGTCAGTCGTTGTCACCGTGCCCATCTCCCGGTCAACCGGCCGCTCATTGCCATTCGCCCCGTAGTAGCTGAGGGTGAATGGGACAACAAGGCCGTGATGGTTGCCACCGGCCGCAAAGGTGGCGAGAGGATCATCCACGCCTTTGGGGAGAGCCATGCCGTTGGTTGTTCCGTGCAAACTGGCGATGAAGGGCATAACCAATGCCTGCCCATTCTCCGTATGGAAAGTACGGAGAGGTTCGTCCACTCCCTTCGCCGGGCCTTCCTGGTTGGCATACCCCAGGAGGAAGGGTGGTATCACCAACCCGTGATGGTCTTGCGCTGTCACGGTTGCCAGAGCCTCATCAACCGCCTTGCTATAGCCAGGGCTGTAGTTGATGGTCAGGAAAGGTGGCAACGTTACCGCCAGTTTCTCGCTTGTTGTTTGTGTCGGCAAAGCCCCATCCACCCCCCGCACAATGTCGTCGTAATAGTTGACACTGGTCAGAAACGGCGGAGTAACAACGGCCGTACTCTGGCGCGTTGTCTGGGTGGCCAGGGCCTCGTCAACCGGCCGGGGCAGCCGTTCGCCATCGGTGAACAATGTCTCAACGGTGAAGGGCAGCATGAGCAACGCGGCCGTACTTGCTGTTGTTTGGGTGGGCAGGGATGCCCGGAAGAGGGGCACACTCCGATTGTTGTGGCCGTGTGTGTAGGCCAGGTCAACCACCAGGTGCTGCCCGGCAAACATCTCCAGCCCACGCTGGATGCGTTGCAGAGTGCGCTCCTTAAGCGGCCGTGCCCGGTCACCAATACGCTCGGCTGGTAAACACCAATCAATGGCATTGGCGGCGGCGTAGTAGTAGGGCGTAATCTCCTGCCCGCAATGCGGGCAGCGATAGACGTACTGCGCTCCATACCTGCCCCAGCGCCAGAAGGGATCGCCTGGCCGTTTCTTCCAGCTTTGCACCGCCTCCACATTGCCATGTTGGGGGCAGTGGGCCAACGGCCGTATCTCTAAGTCCGGCTTCTTGTTCCCCCTCTTCCAGAAAACAACGTACAGCCGGTCGCGTGACTGCGGCGCAAAATCCCCATAGCGCGGGTTGGGCAACGGCCGCATGTGGGCGAACATGCTGTTGAGATAGACAACCTCATGCTCGTAACCCAGGTTGCGCATCGCCGTTAGCCAGCCATCCCACGGCCGCCAGTGGCGGGCATCCACGACGTTTTCCACGATGATGATGTCGTAATTATGGTGTTCGGCGTATTCCGGCACGTTCCACATGGTGGCACGAGAGCGCACGGCCGAGGGGTCCACCTGCTCATCTTCAAGCAGCGAAAGCTGGCCCCGGCGACGCTTCGCGCCTTTGGCAATGGAGTGATTGGTACACTCAGGCGAAGCCAGTAATATGTTGGTTGACCAGTAACGGCCGGGGTGGACGATGCGTAAATCGGCCACGTCGTGATGGGTGTCAGGGAAATTCGAGTTGTGAGTTTCGACGGCCAGCCGCCAATGATTCATGGCAAGCTGCACATCCAGCCCCAGGCGACGCGCCCCCTGGCTGCTCCCGCCCGCCCCACAAAACATATCGGTAATTGAGAGTGTTGAACTTTTACGCGGCATTGGCTGCTCCTCGTGTATCCGTCCCGGTAACAGCAGCTAAAACGGCCGGAAACATCGCGTCGAAACTAGCCTGTATCCAGGCGCGGGCTTCCGCATAACTGGCAAATTCCTTTTCTGCTCCGCCTACGTGGGCAATACACGGCCCCGCAAAGTTGGTGGCAAGCGGCGTAATCCCGCAGCGAGCCGCTATCAACTCTGATTTTAATTCCTGGACGGCCGCCAATAGAGCATCACGGTGTTGGCGCAATCGCTCCAACTCTGCCACCGTCATATTGAATGTCTCAGTAATAAACACATCCTCGTCCGTTGCCTGAACAGGGATGGACATTTTGGGCGGACGGCCGTCTTTGCCCATTCGCCCTATATTCTCCTGGCTTATCTTAATTCGTTCTTCAAGTATCGCCTTCACCTTACACCTCCAACGGCAGCCGCAACGTGCGCGGCCCTGCTATATCAATCTCATTCCAATTCCAATCTGGTTCCGGCAATCGCCAGCACCAGCCATATTTACCCGATGGCCCAGGCACGGCCGTACCTGCTTCATCCGTATACATCGGCTCCGCCCCCGCCAGTTTGTAGATAGTTCCCCGGTGCAGAGCTGGATCGTGGTAGCTGATGACCAGCCGAATGTGATAGGGCTTGTCCAGATAGACCGGCGGCCAGAGGGAAACGCGGTCGCGCTGCACCCGCGCCAGCACTTCATGGATAAACCAGGTGGCAACGGTTGGCCGGAAGATGCCGCGCCGGTCAGTGAAGCCGGGTACGCGTCGCCGTGATGCCCAATACCCACCTGGTTGCAACTCCGGCGCAATCCAGATACGGCACAGGTCTACTACTTGCCACTGTGTTGGCAGGCCATCGTAGCCCCACCACCCTCTGTTTTTGGTGGCATGGGGTAAACCAACCATCATCAAGCCAGCGCGCAAGCCGTTGATGGTGAGGACGTAAACCATCGGCCGTGCCTGGTTGTGTACGGGCTGGTGCAAACAGTGATGCGCGGTGACGGTCTGCTGCGCCCAATGCAGATCGGCTTTAGTGCCGAGGGTAATGGCTAACTGGTGCATTGTTGTTCTGCAATCACGGTGGCAACATGGATACAAGAGGTTGTGCCCAACTCTCCAATAACCTTGCTCCGGCCAAGTTGATTACTAATGACCCAAGCAATGGCAGCCTGAACCGAATACCATTTGGGTGTTGCCAGCCGCCTCTCCACTTCGATAAAAACCCGGTAGTGGGTAATCGCATAGAGTTCAATACCCATCTACAAATGCTCCACCTGCCAGCCATAGCGCACGGCCAGGGCATCGGCTACCACCTTGCGGTGGCAAGTCTCAGGATTCGGGCAGACGCACAACAGAATGACCGGCGCAACCTGCATCATCGCGGCAACCTTCGCACCGCCTGTTTCGATGTCGGCGATCCGGATGCCTTCCTCGGAGTTGTAATTGACATTGCCCAGGCTGCGAAGGTAGACGTACCTATTTCCGAGAACGATGCTCAGGTTGCCCCCATTCCAAACCGGGTTGCGGGAGTGCGGGCTATAACGAATATCCACCAGTACCGCGCCTAGACGCTTCAAGTGGTCATACAGCGTTTGGGGGTGTTGCTTTTGGTAGCCGAAGGTGTAGAGAGTTACCGGCAGCTCTCGATCCAACTGCTCATCAATCCACCCTTTCGCCAGGGCGGTTACCACGTCACAATCTTCGTGTTGTAATTTCTTCCGCGAGATTCCGCTTTGGTTGGGGACGATTGCGACGTACCCGGAAAATGTGCCGGGTTTGATATAGACCGCCTTCTCCCGATAGATCAATGTTTCGTTCACAGTTCTGCCTCCACAATATCGGCCAGCCTTCTCGATTCCTCGAAAAGCACGACATCTGCAATTGCATCCGGGTTATCACGCAACTCCGACGGCCGTTCGTCGGCCGCCCACTTCGCCCATACCTCAGCCACCAGGACGGCGGGCAACAGGCCGCGCATGACGATGTAATCTGTCATCCGGCCGTCATGCCCCCACAACCCCTTGATGGTTTTCAGGTTGGGCGAAGCGTGGGCTTCCAGGATGACAATGCGCCACAACTCATCGGGGAGCAATTCGTCTATCTCTTCTGGGTGCATCGAAGCACAGAAGGTACAGGAAGATTTGCCCGGCAGTGGCAACCCGGCGGCCGTGATGGCCTCCTCGCAGTCCTGCCGCGTCATTCCTAGATATTGCAATGGATAAATGAACAGGTCTTTGCCTCGCGCACTGTTGGTTGGCCTGGCACTAAAACGGGCGTTGCGGTGCCCTTCGCCACAGTCGTAACCCACCAGCCGATAACACGGCCGTTCCCCGTACCGCGCCGTCACCCACCGGTCAATCTCCGCGCCCTTGTACTTCAGGCTGCAACTGTGATTGCGTCGGTAGGAGATGCTGGGCAGCATCCGATTCGCCAGACAGTTCCCCGCCAGACTTCGATACTCAAAGTGTTTGGCCTGCCGCTTCATCTCATACCAGACAAAGGTGATGGGCGGGAAGCCAACGTCAGTCAACCACTTCTCCAAAATCGGGATGTACTGATAAAAGCGGCGATGCTCATTGCCAAATTCCCCCTGCCCCACCAGCGCGGTCACGATGGCATCCGGCACCACTGCGGCACGGTGCAACTCGACGAGTAGCGCGACGGAATCCGTGCCAACGCCATTGGAGACAATGACCGGCGCATCATCCAACGGGCCATCAATACGGCCGTTGGTGATGCTGTAATTGAACAGCACCCGCTTGTCCAGGAGAAATTGCTGCTTAACCCTGTTCATTGCCGTTGCTCCTGTGCTACACAAACCTTTCCAAATTCATCAACATATTCTCCTGGCCCGTGCCCGCTCCGAGGGTGTTTGGGTGTGCCCGCGAACCGGTTGTAAAACAACTCCTTTGACCCTGCGGGGCGTGTGAAAAACATCCCCCACCCGGCTGAATCGTATGTCCACAACCATTCCTGCTGGTGAGCAACAGTTATTTTGGGAAAGAACCCGGCTTGAGATGGTTGATGTTTGGTTCTGCTCATAGATCGCCTTCCACAATGTCGGCCAATGAACGGCCGTGCTTAAACGTAGACCCACCTTCTTCTTCCATCTGGCGATAGGTTGCATATAGCTCCGGGTGATGCTTCGCCCCATTGCGGATGTCGTTGTCACTTGCCAGGACGCACAGGGCACAGCTTAACCGTTGGTTGCCAAAGACATAGGCGGGGTGGCAGGGCCAGCCGTCCAGGGCTTCCGCCTCACGGCCGTCGGCATACAATGCCCGTCGTGTTTCCAGGTCGGCCGCAGACGTGCCGCAGGCTGCCCATACGTCATCAATTGACCAATCGAAAATCGGATACCAGTTGATGCCCAACCGCTGCTCCGGGTTGCGGTAAGCCAGCGCATCCTCAAGGGAAAGGTTGACCAGGGCTTTGGCGGTGATTTGCTCCCGCATGTGCAGTGGGTTTTTCTTCTCTCTGGTCTTGCTCTCGGCGGCGCGGATGCCCTCGGCGCTGATGACGATCCGGTGCTGGCGATAAACCTTATCGGCCTGGTTCGTTTTGTGGTGTGCGGTGCAATAGCGACTGGAGGCTGAGGGCCAGAATGGAGCGAGGTGCGCGTCCACGTCGCGGTAAACCTTGTCCGCCTGGCTGCGCTTCTGGTCGGCCGTGCAATAACGGCTGGCAGAAGAAGGCCAGAAGGGTTTGCCGGTGCCGCGCAACTTCTCCATGCGGTCAGCAATCTCCTGCACCAGATCGCCTTGCGGCCGATTGACTACCACCAGGGGCAGACCATTCTCGTGGGCGATACGCTCCACGTGGCCGGGTGTCTGCGGCCATTCAGCCCGGCCCAGGTCCATGTGCAAGGCGAAGATGCCGCCCGCCCAGCCGCGCTCCTGGTGCAGGCGGCCGAGGGTGTTAGCCATTGCCTGCCCATCCTTGCCACCGGAAATGTTCACAGCCAGCGTTGCCCCCTGGCGCATGGCGGTGTCAATGATGGGTGGGACGGTGATGGATTTCACAGCCGTCCCTCCGTCCAGATAAAGTCCGCTTTTGTGTATTGCTGCGCTACTTTCCACAAGGCATAACATTGCGGGCAGTTCACCTTTGCGCGGGCGGGTGCAGTGGCAGACGATTGATTGACTGACGGGTGTGGATCGTTTCCATCCATACCGCAAAGGGTTGCGTGGTTGCCTGTTGTATCAGGCAGATGAATAGTAATTGCAGTGATTCTGCCTTCGGTGGTGGCTATCGCAACAAATCTGTTGTTCACGGCCGCTCCTCCTTGTTAGTGGTTTCGTAATGCCGGGCAATTACCGGCCAAATATGGTTCTCAAAAGCGTAAGTCGCATGATCATTTAGCTGTCTTTGCCAACAGCCGATGGAAGGAGACCAGTGGAAGCCGTTACTCTTGAGTACGTCACGCACGGCCGCTACTGGCTTGTCAGGGAAGAAGATTTGCAGGCGGTTTTCATTTACGTTGCGCTCAATAGTAATGTCGCCGCGCTGGTCGCTGTCGCTTTCACGCTTCGCCGCTAACTCCAACTCCGCAATACGTGCTTTCATACGGCGGATATTGGCGTTGTTGTTGGTCAGTTGATAATCGGCAAATCCTAATCGGTTGCAAGAATCAGGTTGTAGCAATTTCCGGGCTATATGTTCTGAACCAACAAGAGTGGTCAGTCTCAATACCTTTTCCTCGGCCGTCAACTTGCCATTCCTGACAATCTTATTGGCAGCTTTCATTAACTCCTGAACCTTCTCTGCCTTATCAATCCTGTCTTGCAATTGGGCGACAGCTAACACCGGGTTGTCTGAGGAAATGGGGGCTTTGGCCGCAGCGCGGGCGATCCGTTTGGGGTCATACAGATCGCGTAATTGGGCAAGCCGCCTATCGCTCCATCCCATCCATTCGTGTACCCGCTTGTCGGCCGTTGCCCCTCGCTTTTGCATCCGCCGCGTGGGGAAATTCGAGCCACCTGTAATGGCGGCAGAAGCCACGCGCCCATGCGCTGACAGATAAGCGTTGTATAGGCTGGCATATTTCACCCGATACGCCTCTAACGCCTCATCCATTTGTGTACCGTTCTCAGGAGTACGCCACTGGTCAAACTCTATTTTCACAGCCACCATATGATCCAGGTAGCTTTTGATAGCCGATTCTTCCCGCTTCTCCGGTGTCCAGCTTGTGCCATTAAATGCTCCCTTAACACCCGGTATATCTGCTGCTGTTGCCTCTCTCATGGTCTTGCCCCGCTTTTGAATATATATGATTTTATCATACTTAATTATAGCGATTTTCAAGCCGTTGTCAATAAAGCAGTAGACCCTGGTTTTGGGCCAGGGTCTACGCCAGGAAGAGGAAGAGAAGAATGAAGAAGCCGCTTGGTCGGCTGCCTACACTACTTGAGCCAGGAGTTCCTGGTTAGGCGCATCGCCGAATTGCCGGCGATACGCTTCCAGGGCGACACGAACTCCCCGGCTGAAATTGTCGTCACCAATTGCCACCAGAATCTCGTGGTTAGATTGCGGGAGATAAGCCGTATCCCGCTTGCCCGGTTCGTCAAACTGCGGCTTGCGCCCTCGCTTGATGGTTGTAGTTTTTGTCGTCATCTCTCACCTTTGATTTAGTCCGATTTTATCATACTGAATGATAACAAAAAAAGGGGACGGTCGTCAACCATTCCCTTCACGATTTTCCCACAATGCCACCAGCCGCAGGTGGTGTTCTAAGACATGGCGTAATATCTCTTCTTGCTTCACTTCCTCACCTACAGTCTTGCCCGCCTCCAGTTCCGCCTCAGCCTGTTTGGTCATCCACTTCGCCTGCTCATATAGTGCGGCCGCTTCCGGGTCATTCGACTCCACCAGCCGCCGTACTGCCCGTTGCACCCCTGCCGAAACGGTGCGCTCATTTCCAGACAGAAGCAGGTAGAAAACAACTTGATCGGGGCGGGCGGTGAAAGCGGAACGAGGCATTGGGCTGCCATATCGGGCGCGACGGCCAGCACCCTGGCGTTTCCCCCCACGTCCAGACTTCTCTTGCATGGTCTTGCCTCACATCTTCGTATGATTAAATCACACACCATTCTATGTTGAATGAGGCAAGGCCGTCAAATATCTGTGCCCTTTCTCTATCTCTCTTTCTACGCCACCCGCCGTCCGGTCATAATGGCCCGTTCAAGTGGGGTCAAATCCCACTCGGCTATCACCGCATATAAATCTCCGGCAATATGTTGGAGCAGAAGGGGGTCATAATCGGGTACGGCTGTCAACGGCCGATCTGACCACTGCTCCACTTCCCATAAGATGAAGAAATCCTTCAGGCTCCCCGTCATCGGCCGCACATCGGCTGGGACGAGGGGCACCAGGGCATACCCATCTTTCGCACCGTTCATGCTGAAATCCACCGGAATACGCATCCGCAATGTGCCCACGTAGCCAAAGACTTGCGGGTTTTTGCGAGAGTCGAATACCGCCTCGCGTCGGTCGCGCCAGACATCTAGCATGACCTGTTTCCGGTCGGCGCGGGCGATAGCCAGGCGGGGACGGCCGTCCTCCCCCAACCCGGCATGGTTAAAAGCGTCCGTTAGGTTCAGCAGAGGCTTGCCCGCAGCCAGTGCCGCATAACCAGCAACGGCCGCCTTATACTCCTCATCTGCCCGACGACGCAATTGCTTCCGATACGCCTCTAATTTTAATTGTGCCGCCTCTGGCGGCATGGTTATTTGTGGAACGTTCATCTTTGTTTTCTCCTGTAAATCACGTCAAAATAGAATGTCGCCTATCGTTGGCTGCCCCACCCAGAAGAAACGGAGATTCATTGGCCGTGAACCGGCCGTCTCTTCCTCCACCGCACCTGTTTCCTTTTTGGGTGGCGGGCGGACGTACCGTCCATCGTCAAAAACCAGACCCCAATACACGGCCGCTACATAACGCAACATTCGCAGCAGGCCGGTCATGGGCAGTGCCAGTTCCGCCAATTCCTCCTCACCGAACTGCCCACCGTAGCTCTCCAAATCTTCGCCTTGCCCGGTCAGCAGTACGGCCGGTTCGGTGTAGGAATGGAAACAGTAAGGACGGCCGTTGACTTCAAAGCGATGGACGTAAAGCCAGCGGTCTCGCCAGATACCATCTCCACAGCAACGCTGACAAACTCCATCTTCTTCCTCATAGGCGTTACCTGTGCCATCACAACGGTAACAGTGGTCTACCTCATGGCGCACACGTTGGCCCGTGGCCTGAGTGCGGCGCAGAAACTCATCCTTGATGCTGTAGAAGATGCGCTTAGTTGAGCGGGCTTTATCCTTCACCAGGCGGTTGCCGATGAAAACGGCCGTGACTATCGCATCCTCCTCACCCTCAAACCGCGTCAGCCAGGTACGCCACAACTCCTTAGATGATAACTTCGTCCAGTTAGCAATTCTCATGTTACAATCCATCAACTCCTGCGCGGGTGAAAGCTGGGTTCATCCATGCGCCCGGTAAACGGGCCTAGCCCGCACAGGGGTTAATCCTCCTGAACTGGGGCGACTTCAATCACCAGTTCCGGCTTGTCGCCCCATACCTTTTCACAAAATACAGAGATAACCGCGTTATCCCGTTCCCAAAGCGAATCCATGACCGCGCCCAGGATGTTGTCGGTGTCTGGCTCTGGCGCGGCATACCGGCCACGCATCCGCTCACGTTTTACCTTGCTCCAATCCTTTGGCATCTGGCGCACGGCCGTCACCGACAAATGCACCAGACCGCCCGGCACTTCGCCAAACTGCCAGCGCAGCAACTTCCTTTTCCGTTCATAATCGCGGGGCATATACGTGCCATTGGCCGTCACTCGCGGCCGTTCTTTGCCGAAGGGGGCCATGGGGATTCGCTTGATGACGGCCGTTGCCACAACAGGTTTATCGTACTCAATCACCTGGCTGCCATTGGCGACGGCCGTTTGCAATTGTTTAGGGCTTAGTCTGGTCATCGTTTTCTACCTTGCGAAAGCGTTGCGCCAACATCTTCGACGGTATCAGGTGTTCGGTGCCCACGTCGTTGAGCATGACGGCGCTCACCCCTTCAAAGCGCAGAAGCGGAAATACCTGCCCCGATGTAAAGCTAATGCCGATAATGTCGCCGCCTCTCCGCATCAGAACATTCTCGATACATTGGTAGTAGGCTCTTGGGATGGCCGCTTCCCCATCATCTTGCATCGCTACACCCCCTGCACCACATACTGGCGATAAGAGGGCAACCCAGACAGGTCAACCATAAACCCCTTTGCCATCTGGTAGAGCCTATCGAATGCCCGTTTGCCAAAGATGTCAATAAAATCGGGATTGATCACGCTCTCTCTTAGCAACGGTGTATTGCTCGTGATTAGAAGATGTTTCCGGGTGCGGTAACAATGGTCAAAGAAACGGCCGTACCGGTTATGGCGCACCGGTTTGACCGCTTCTGGATCAGGTGTGTAGGTAGCCGTGCTAAAATCTTCACAACCAGCATCGTCTACGATGATCACCTGGTAACGGTCAAGCGAAACGCCTAGCGGCCCCTGGTCAGCCATCAGCCACATCAGGCTGGTTGCTTCGAGCAACAGGCCGCTACTCACCTCTCGCGGCTGGAAATACGCCTCAAAATCAGCAATCTCCGCGTCTAGCCGCTCCCGCGACTGCCGATCCTGCATCTGGTCATAAATCAAACGCAGCTGAGCGATATGCCGGACATCACCCTCCTCCATTTGTGGCCCCACCAGACGAAGGAAAGGCTGTATCAAGTTTTCAGCGATGGTGGTTTTACCCGCGCCCACCGGCCCGGCCAATACAAAACTTAGCCCCGGTTGCAGGCGGTAAGCTGCCTTCCACTCTCTCGCCTTGTCCAATGCGCTTTGTAATAGGGTGCATTGCTCCTCGGTTTTTAAGTGGTCAAAAGTAAAGGCATCCAGGGGCGTTAATTGGTATGCTCGCGCTGGCGGAACTTCTGGCGGAGCTTCTACCCAGGTCAGGCCGGGTGTTACCTCGATCTGGCCGATTGGCAGCGGCCGTCCGTTACCTGCCTGCTGCCGGGCTAATTGCTGCTGTGCATTCCGTACATTCCAACTCGCTGTTTGCATGGTTATCTCCTTAAATGGTGTAGGTGGCATAGGCATATTGCCCATTGCCATTACTGGCCACCCGTTGCATGGCGGCAATTTTCGCTAATGTTTTCTTGCGAACGGAGGTAGGTGTGGAAATACTGTCTGCCTTCCATTCGCTCTGGCTGGCAATCCCCTCCGCTAACCCGGCAATCGCCCGCGCCAGGTCTCCCTCGCAAACCTGCAACACCTCGCGCAATGTGGGCCACCAGGAATCTTTAAGTTCCTGACGCCCGCTCTCGCTGTCAATGTTTGGGCGGGGAATCTTGGATTTCTCAGAAAAGGCGGTTTGAAGCTGCCAGATTTTGACGGCTGTTTCCATTTCTTCCTCGCAAAATTCCAACAACATCCCCCACGCTTCATTCAGGTTTGGATCGTCCTCTTCTTTTCTAACTGGTTTTCCTACTGGCTTTCTATCTTTCTTTTGTGGGTCTAACGGATAGACCGCCTGGTGGTCTAATGGTTGAACCACTGGTGGTCTAATGGTTGAACCACTGGTGGTCTGTTGGTTAGACCGTCCAGGTGGCTCAATGAATAGACCACCTTGCTGCCGTTTGGCGGAGGCCGCTACACGGCCGCGTTTCGTTCGGGAGCGGCCTTTCTCTTTGCGTTGCTCATACCGTTCACGCAGGACATCCCATTGCACTTTGCGCTCGTCCAATTGCAAAGCCCACTCGATGCCCTTATTGGCTTCATTCGGTGCTACCTCAACAAGTAGCCCGAATGCTGTCAGCCGTTCCAGCACGGCCAGTTGGGTGCTTTTGGTCAAACCTGTGCCATACTCTACCAACTCACCATCTTCCCCCCTGTGCCCATTTCCGTTCATAAACTGGCTTGTGCTAATGCGGTCACTTCCTTTGTGAAACCCCAATGTGCGCCGTACTGCATACAATAACGTTTTCAACTCGCCCTCATCCAACAGCATCAACAGCCTGTCCAGATACAGGTTAGGTGTTTGAGTTGTGTTCGGTACGATCTTGCTCATTACAATCCTCGTTAATTTGGCAATACGTCCACTTCTTTTTCTCTCAATCGCTGCACGGCCGTCCTCGCCTGATTCAAAGCAATCTGCCCGATGGCCGCCAAACTGATCTGTGCCTCCTGTGAAATCTTCGCCCCGTTCGCCAATGGGGTCATGGCATTGGCCGCCACTGATAAACTGTGGTCGAGTTCGTCCAACATGTGGACAGGGACGATAAGCATCACGGTGTTCTGGTTCATTCCCATTGGCGGGTTACTTCACGGATTACCCGGTCGCCATTCCGTTTGCGCTCCAGGTAACGCACCAGATCGCCGATGCTCATGGGTGTCCCAGAAAAGCAGAAGGCGATAAATACCAGCCGCGCCGCTTTCCAGTCCAGCAGGGCAACGGCCGCCAGTGTGTAAGCCACGCCAAAGACAACCGTCGCCCACGTCCACTGCTCCATCAGCCGATCTCTGTCCATTCGCCGAATCACCAGCACGTCATACAGGGTGCTGAGACCAAACAGCCCCAACATCACCAACCAAAAGCGTCCGTTTGCCCTACGATTTTCATCCATATTCGTCTCCCTTTTGACATAGATAATTTATTCATACATAATTCCGAGATGTGCCGGGCGGTGCCAACTCGTCCCGGCACATCTCTATATCAACAAAACGCACATAAAGCGCGACAGAGGCAACTCTGAAGACACACCGCCGTAAGCCGTATTCATTACGGCCGTCTGTCGTGGCTATGAAACTCTCTGAAGCTATCGCTCACTTTGACCTTTCAAGGAGGGGAGAAGTCTCCGAAAGTACCCGTCAGTGGTTCACTGGTCGTCTGTTGGCCCTGGTAAAAAGCATTGGTGATGTCGAGGTAACGGCAGTCACTATCAACGATTTGCGCCGTTGGCGGGCTGAACTGTTGGAACGGGAGAGCCGTTGGGCAGATAGTGATGTGCGCCCTACCGCAGAAGGAGGCTTGTCACAAGATAGCCTCCGCAACTACATCCGTGCTGGCCGCCAATTTTTCAAGTGGCTGCACGACGAAGGGCTGATCCCCAACAATCCCGCCGCCCGCCTATCCATCCCCCCACCCTCCACCGAAGAACCAAAGGCCATTCCAGTGGAGGATGCCCGGCACATCCTTTGGGTTGCCCGCCTGTACGCCCTGCGCGATTGGGCTTACTACTGGCTGAAGGAGGAGACTGGGGCCAAAGTGGGCGAACTGGATCGGTTGCGCCGCGAAGATGTTGACCCACAGAACGGCCGTGTCACCTTGCACCACTACACCCGCTATAAATACATTCCCCGGCCAGCTAGCTACGGCCGACTGTCTGGCGAAGCCCTGGTTGAATGGTGTTGCGTCCGCGCAGTAGTGACGGCCGTTGATGAAGGCGATCTGCTTTTCACCGGCCGCACCGGGCAATTCCCTATCCCGCTTAAGGGCAAACTTGCCCTCGGTGTCCGCAACGAGGCCATCCTGCAAGTGCTTGCCAGTTCTGCCTGTCGCGTTGGTGGCGTGGCCTCCATGCGGGTTGACCGCCTCAATCTGGAAGCGGGTACGGCGACAGTGTGGGAGAAGGGACGGGGCGGCTACCCGCGTAGCCGACAGATTTACCTGGACGGAGAGGCGTGTGACGTATTGTCTCGCTGGCTCACGATTCATCCCGGTGGTGATGCCCTATTCCCTGGCATTCGTGGCCCCATGACCCGCGACGGCATTTATCAGGTCATGATCAGTCTGGCGATTGAGGCGGGTGTAGAGGCATACGCCAACCCCCACGCCTGGCGACACGCCTGGAGCATTGAGGCACTGCGTCGTGGTGCTGATGTCACTACCGTTGCCCGCGTCCTGGGCAACAGTCCGCAAACCGTTATCCAGTCCTATGCGCGGTGGGCCAGTAGTGATGTTCAACAACGACACGCCCAATTTAACTGGAAGCAAGATAGAGAGAAGATATAGAAATTTGACCAAAGAGGGCCGTGTTGTGCATAATCGGCTGTACCGGAGGGCTTTGAAAGCCGCTCGTCAGCACCTCTCACCGATTATCTCATAAGCCCTAGGTCACTGGTTCAAATCCAGTTGGCACCACACCATAACGGCTCCAAGCACCGCGTCAGCGATAGCTTCAGTTGTTAAGGTTCAATAAAGTCCGGGCAGAAGCCCAAAAGGAAAGTCGCCGTGCCGGGCGGCTTTCTTTTTTAGGGATGCGGTGGTGGAGCGACCAGGTTGTGTTCCCGCTCAAAGCGTTCAACCTCTTCTACAGGAATGAGTACATCACTTGTCTGACCTGGCCCCTTACGCCGCCAACGTTGGAAACGGCCGTCATTCCACCATCTCCATACCGTTGTACGGTCTACGTTCCACCGCTTACCCAAATCGGTGAAACTGTATTCTTCCATTGTGGCCTCTGCTGGGAATAACAAACTGTTCATGCTGTTGATATTATTGCGACTTCTGCATTTCGTCAAGGCCAAAATATCAATGACGCGCCATTAACGCCAAAAGGCATAACAATAATACCGTCAGCATGGTTGCCAGTAGCGCACACCCAACTAACCGACGGCCGTCGCCAAACTCCTCCTCTGTCAAATAGAATCCTTCTTCGGCCGTGTCCGGTTTTGCCTCACCAATGGTATCTAATAATGGCGCGTCTCCCCACACATGCAGCATGGCTGACCGATTGGCAACGGCCGGCGTATAGGTAATCTCCCAGGTGCGGCGATAGCCGTCTTCATAATCCGTCAGGCAGACGGTGCGATTCATGCGGCCGTTGACCACCGGGAAGGTGACAAAGGCAGTCTCTTCGCCGGTGATTGGATTCATCCATTGTTCAAATGGGCCAGCTTTTTCATGGGTGTTCATGGCTATGGTGTCCATTTTCAATATCCTTTTATTCCTGCCAGGAGCGGGTAGCGTTCAATTTGCAGTGCGTCCCAAGTGCGCGGTGACAACCATAGAGATTGTTGGCGTGTACCGCCACCATTCACCCGGCGGTTGCTGTCAACCCGGACCCAACCATGAGCCTCATAGAGCAATTCATACATCTGATTTTTATAGCCATCTGGATTCCAGGCATATCCGGTAATGGCGACGTACCCATTCGCTCGTTGGAGCAATGCAGCCAGATCGAAATGGAGTTGCTCGCTTGTCTCGTGAGCATATGAGTTTGCGCCGCTGGCACGGGTTTCTTTGATAAAGGGTGGGTCACACCAAATCAGGGATTTTTCTATGCCTAGATGGTCATCTATCAGTTCCAGGCCGTCGCGCTTCAAAAAATGGATGTGTCGCAATCGTTCCGCAACGAGGTGTAGATGGTTTATATTTAAGCTATCGGTAGCCGGTGTTGACCAACGACCGTCCCTATCTCGTGTCCAGCGAAAACCAGATTTACCAGGTTTTGGCCCCCCGCTCACAGACATCCAACAAGCACACCAGAAGCGGCGGGCATCCTCTAGTGGCTCGCGGTGTGGGGATTGGGAGATTTCATACTCTCCTTCATGCCAGGGGGTCAAACGAATAACTCTTATCAGGTCATCTGGATGGTCGCGTAATACCTGAAAGAAATTAACTACACGGTCATCTAAATCGCTGGCATTGGTAAGCCTAGCACGTGGAGCGCGTAGCTCGTCATTCAAGCCACCCATAAATGGGATAATGCGTGTTTCGTGAGCAGGCCAATGGCTGATGATCCAGGGAGCGTTATTCCATTGGCCGCCATAATAACGTAAGGCGGGGCGGGTGATAGTTTGGTCAATATTCATCATTTTCCCTTCACTCGCCGCAAGTGCCAGCCGTGACATCCCTGGCAATTGCATTGATACGCTTCCATCTTCTGGTAGCCTTCCGCCTTGTTGATTTGTCCAGCACGGGTTTTGGCCGACTGCTCATCCAGAAAGAGGGTTTTACGGCCGCACTGGTAAAACCGGGTACGCTGCACCCGATAGTTAGATTTGTAGGTCATGGCACTATCTCCACTGTTGGGTTCGTCTCAGTTTGTGTGGGCGGCGGTTGTTGCCCACAAATTGCTTTATTCGCTCCGGCGAGGATGCACCGGTAGACGACCGTGCGCCGGGCACGTACTGGGGCATTCGCTTCTATGGCTCTTTGATACGCCGCCACCAAATCGTATCTTGTGTCCTGGTCTTTCACAGAACAGTCCCCCATTGAATTGCGCTACCCTCTGCCATTGTTCTCTCCTGCCATGACCTTGAGCAAGGCCAGGGTACGTAGACAATCCCCTAACGCGCTGTGTCCATCGGCCGCTACCTTGATTCGCTGTTGGGCACAGGCATCATCTAGCGATTGCCAGCGATAACCGCCACGCCTGCCCCTGGCTCCCCAATAGCGGGCGTAGGGGTTCATCAGGTCTATAAAATCTGCTTTGCCGATGACATCCTCTGGCTTTAGGCCGTTGGCGGCCAATGACTGGCGCAGCAGGCGGGCATCAAAATCGGCGTTGTAGGCGATGACGGCACGGCCGTAAAACAATCCCCTGATCGTCTCCGCAAAGAAGCCCATCGTCGGCGCATCGGCCACCATCGCCGACGTAATGTGGTGGATGCCCAAGGCTTCACGGGTGATGGGTGCAGCACACGGCCGTACCAGCGAGTTGAGCAATACGATTCCCGCCTTATCCACCAGCGCCATCTGCACCACCTCATCCCGGCTACCCATGCCGGTGGTCTCTACATCCAGCACCAGGAAATCCCTGGCGTATAGCTGTTTGGCCCAGGTACTCGCGCCCATTAGCTTCCCACCCCCAGCCAAAGATGGCGCGGCAAGATCGTCACCATCGGCTTGACTGTCATCCCGCCTACCCTGGTCTCCCCAGCCACTTCCTTTGGATTGGCAAAGCACCAGGCGGGGCGACGGCCGTACTTCTGGATGTAATAATCGGCCGCTTTCTGTACATTCTCTTCCAGGCTCAGGCGGCTCTCGCCGAGCCATAACATACCAATCATCTCGACCTCCTTAATCGGCCGCCGCGAATTGCCGGTGATAGTTCAGACAATCTCGTAGCCGCTCCACACTGCTGCGCTGGATGCGCCAGTTACCGTGTTTAATCGCCCGGAGCGAACCCCGGTGAATGTACTTGTTGACCGTTTTATGATGGATACCCAACAGGCTGGCCGCCTCCCCCGGCGTGAGCCAGGCATCGTTCCACTTGCGCTTGCCCGCCGCGATTGCCTGAGCAAATGGCGGGTGCGTAATGCGCTCGGTGTCGGTGAGGTAGACCCAATTCTCCGGCCGTTTCAACCAGCGACACATCTGGTCTTCATACACCACCTGCACCGGCTTATTGCGCTTGTACAGGGTGATGGCTGGCAATGCACCACTCCCTGGCAACATCAATCGCCAGACGCTCTTTCTGTCCATGACCAAAAGCGGGGCGAGGGTGGATTCTGTCAGCACCCCCGGCCAGGCGGCAACGGCCGTCAGCCTGAGCCGGTTCGCCTGCACCATCAGTGCCGTCTCACTGCGCTTCAGGATTTTGGCAATCTCGGAAACTGGCCGGTAGCCCCACAGGTTGCGGTAGATGGCTTCTTCGTCGGCCGTCCAGCTCTGTTTGGGAAAGGTGGCGGCAAACACTTTCAGGTCAGCCCGCAATACGAACCGCTTGCCGCGATGTTTGAAGATGGGCACCCCGGCCCGTTCCAGGGCATTGCCGCCCGCCGATTCATGGATGCCCAACACGTGAGCGGCTTGCTTCATGTCCGCCCACAACTCCGGGTGAGGATTATCATGCCAGCGCACGTTCCACCTCCAGAAGCAGGCCAAAATCATTCCCGTCCATCCGAAAACGCCGCCACTTGGCGTGGCCACGCTTGTCGCCGGGCAGATGGATGTGGTCAGAATAGTGGAGCAGATTGCGCCCTTCCCAGGTGATGTGTTCGCCAAGTTCCCGGCTAATGTCCAGTGTCTCGCCCGACAACAGGCGGACGCGGTAATCAGCCATCGGCCGTCCCCTCGTGGGTGCAGCTGGGCGAACAAGGATTTCAGTCACGTCGGCCGTCAGGTAGTAAGCAGCATCGGGCACGGCCGCGCCGTCCAGTCCGTCAATGTGCAAGTTGCGGATGCACTCGATGTATTCACGGCGGGCTTGCAGCGCAGTCTGGGCGAAGGTATTTACGCCTGCCTGCCATTGCGCCAGCAGTTCGTTGGCGTGAGTGGCGACGGTGGCCGCGAAGTGGGCGTTAAATTCGTCGGGTTGGTGTACAGTTTTATATCTGGGCATGGCTCATTCCTCCTCGTCCTCTACATCCACCGTCCAGGTGAACTGACGTGACCCGCCCGGTGTCCAATCTACTGGCTCGTGGCCGATGGTACGGCCGTTGCCGTTGTGGGCTTCAACAATTTGTTTGGCTCGCTGTTGGGGGATACGTTCACGGGTGGCCAGTTCGCCGTTACGGGCAATGGTTAGGAAATAAAATTCGTGATCTCTGGTTACTCTAATGGTGCTAACAATACTGGTTTGCATGATGATCTCCTGTACAAATTTGAAACGATATAATTAAATCATACTAAATTATAGCGATGTTTACGGCCGTGTCAACCAACTCGCTAACGTGGCCGAAAGAAAGCAATCACCAGGGGCGAAGGGGTCAGGCTGTTCAAGGCCGCTTCCACTGCCAGGCGGTACGGCCGGGTGTTCCACCTCTCAATTGCCCGCGCTGCTGTCAGCCCTTCCGGGCCAGTCGCGCCACAGGCTGGGCACTCAACCACAAAAGGCAGGCCATCGCGGAGCCAGGCAGCCTGGGCGCAAAATGGGCAGGGTAAAAGTTCAGGTGTTTCGTTCATGTTGGGGATTGAGTAACGGCCGTCTACCATTCAGGCATACGGCCGTTACCACACTAATTAAACAACGCCTCATTCAACTGCTCATCTTCTTCATCCGTCATGGGCGCACGGTCAATGACGATTTGGGCGTGGCCTTCGGCGATGTCCGGGCGAATGACGATGTGTCCCACCTTTGCCCAATCGCGCAAGAAGGGGGAGTGGGTCATCTCCTTCAGTTGATTCTTGCGGGTATGGTTGATCACCAACATCGTTTCCGTCTCGGCAAAC